TCCGGGCTTGTAACGTTGATTGCGCCTGGTTCAGTGACAATATCGGCAACAGCCAACGACGGTTCGGGAGTAACAGGCACGAAAGCAATAACAGTAAATGCTGCAAGCGCAGCATCAAAAGTTGTTGTCAGTTTCGGTCAAGACATCAATTATTCTCAATTATCTGACGCAAATAGTTATTTAACTATTAACTCAGAGATTGTGAATTACATTGTTTATTCGTCATACGAAGGCTTTGATAATAAAGCTTTAAAGAATACAGCAGGAACTATTAAGGGCTATTTTGTTGTGAAACCTTCTTTGTATTCTGCGGCCGCGGATGGATATACAAGAACCGGTTGGGATTGCTTTACTAATTCAAATCCAGTTTTGACAGGTAATACGGGCGCCTATCCAGACGCTCAACTAGCACTTTATTGGAACATGGCAGCGCAATCGGCTGTTGCAACAAACCGCGGCTATCTAGGATTTCGGTCGTTCGCTGCCGGAACTTATACGGTTCGCATTTTAATAAGTAAGAGTGAAGCGTTTACAGCAAATCAAAACAAAGTTTTGGTGAATGCTGTGGAGGTTACAATAGGGGCCATAGCAGCGAATAACAACACAAATTTTGTTGAAGTGACAGGAGTAACAGTCGCCGCTGACGGCATCCTCGATGTCTGGATGTGGTCAACTGCCGGAATTGGGTACAAACCCGGCTTTAATTTGATTGAGATTATTAAAGTATCATAGTATCACGTATAACTTATTTAAAATTAAAGTCCTATACTTCATTATTAGTATAGGACTTTAATTTTTTAAAACGGAAAAATTTATGACACAATTTTCAGGTACGCCGGGAGCTTCCGCAAACATCGAAGATATTTCGGCTATAAGTGCAAGTAGTGTTTCCGGGATTATTGCCGTATTGGGGTACACTGAAAGGGGTGTACCATTCAAGAAAAGACTTGTAACCAGTTGGACTGATTTTGTTCGGAAATTCGGAGGATTATCTAAGTTGGATGATTTCCCTTTGTATTGCAAACATGCTCTTGATAAAGGGGCAAAACTCTATGTCGTTCGTGTAGTTCCTTGTACAGTAGATGATTCTGTGGTAACTTTCTCGGATGTAAAAGCAACCGGAACAATAACAGAAACAACAAAGTCAGCAGTGTTTGAAGCTGTTGCGGTTGGAGCTGGATATAATGGTTCTGTTGTGATTGTTGCAAAATCAAAAAGCGGTGTGTCTGGCAAAATAGACATTTCAGTTGTATTGAAAGGATCGGATCAAACAACTACAGTCAGTAATGTAACATCAACACCTGATGCAGACGGTATCGCATCAATCAATTTACAGCTTGAAGAAGCTGGCGTTAAGCTAAAAACTGTTACTCTTGAAATTCCGGTCGGATCGGTTTCGCTAACTGGTGGAACAACTGATTTGTCGGATTTGGCTGATGCGAATTTTATTGGAGATTCAGCGTCTAAAACAGGTATTTATGCTTTTGATGACATAACAGACTGTATGCGTATATTCAATTTCAATCGCCCTTCGGCGGCTGTTGATAGCGCAATAGTTAGTTATTGTGAAACAAGAGGTGATATGAGAGCAAGACTTAGAACACCGATTGGATTATCAGATGAAGGCATTGATTCTTATATCAATGGTGTAAGTTCAGTCAATTCATTATATGCAGAATACGCTTATACTGATGTTGTAATTACTGATCCATTTAATTCGGCTGCAAAAAAAACAGTTTCAGGCATAGGATTTATTGCAGGGAACAGGGCCAAGGTTGACGCTGACTATGGAGTGTGGTTTTCAGATGCGGGTGAGCGTGGAAAAATAAATGTTTTGGATGTACCCAAAAATTATACATCTCCTGGGAATAAGGGCCAATTTGATTCATTGTACGAAGCTGGATTAAATGCGATTGTTATTGATGAAGCAAATGGACCATGTTATTGGGGAAACCGAAATTCTTACCCGGATAAAACCAAACTCACGAGCAAAACAAACATTGCTGATCTTTGCGTATATATTGTACGTGAAATCATCAAAATTGCAAAGACAAAAGCGTTTGATCCTACCGATCTTTTGATGATAAGGCAATTGTATCTTAAAGTTAAGCCTTTCATCAAAAATACTTTGATTTCGGGAAGGGCAATTGAAGGAAACTCATCATCAAATGCGGGTGAGGGTACGTTGTGGTACTGGGTTGGCGATCAAAATGCAAAGACTATCAACGAAATGACATTTAATAATCCGACCGATGTTGATGCAGGTAGTTACAAAGCTCAATTCATATTTAAGCCCAAGGCTGCGACAGAATACATAGCCATTACTGTCAGCCCGGCAGATAGTGCCACAATTGCAACAATTGAAGTTATTAACTCTTAAAAAAACAAAGAGATGACAGCAGCAAAAAATTATAATTTCGCTATTGAAGTTGATGGAATTGAACAGCTTTGGATGCAAAAAGCTTCTTCTCCTTCAGTTGCATTTCAGGAGCATAAAATGGGCCTTGGCGGGGATAACCCAGACATAAAAGTACCTGGTAAAAAGATTGTTGGCGATCTTGTTTGTGAAGGCGTTGTTGATGCCGTTACTAGCGATGGAAATTTGTGGAAAAAATTCCAAAATCAAAAGGGTAAAAACTATTGGAATATTGTAAGCAATGGGTACCTGATTGAAAAAGATAACAATGGAAAAGAAATCAACAGATTTGAAATTGTTGATTTATGGGTCAAAGAAATTCCAGCGTCTGAATATGTCACCGGCGAAGACGGTGCGAATAATTTAATCAGGAAAGTTACATTTTCCGTTTACGATTACCTCAGAGTGTAGTGACGTATTCATTTTTCGATTCACCCGGTCAGTTATGGCCGGGTTTTTTTGTTTTATTAAAGTCAGTAAATCAATTATTTAAAATCGAAAAATGGAAAATTTATTTTGTGTACGTGAAGAAGAATCATTTATCACACTTTCAGGTGTAGAAATTACGATTCGCGAATTGATTGGAGAGCATCAGGTTTTAATTTCAAAACAGGATGCAGGACAAAGAAGCAAAGGATTCAGAAAATTGCTTAAAGATTGTATTATCAAGATTGGCGTAAAGTCGGAATCTGAAATTACAGAAAGTGATATTGACATGTTATTAGAGGGCGACAGAAGACAAATTCTCTGGAAACTTCGCCAATTGTCTAACCCTGACAATAAAGAATTCGTTTTCGATTATGAATTTCCGGCTAAGGGAGGTAAAAAGCTAAAACAGCGTTGTAATATTTCTATTGACAAAGAAAACTTTCCTTTGAACCCATATCGATGGGTTCGTGAAAAAATGATTGCTGACTATTGTAGCGCGAACGGTATTGAACTTGAATCAATTTCAGATTCAGACAAACAACTGGCATTAAGTCATGAAATTACATCAATGTACGCAACATATCAGGAGATGCTTGATTCAAACCGGTATCAAAAACTAACATTAACACGATCAAAACAAGAAGTAACCTATGAATTGGTTACAACTGAAATAGCCGAAAAAATGGCTAAAGTAATAACCGCAGAATCAGTGACATCACACACACAGTTGCAAATGCACCGGCCAAGATACAAAACAACAAACTCAAAAGGTATTGAAACATTTATTCAACTTGATCTGGACCGGCTTGTATTAAGCGATATTGAGTGTTTAAGAAAACATATTATGGATACTGAGGGAAGTATAGACACGACAGTTGTCGTGCAATATGAATCAAACAGTTCCTTACAGAATCAAATTGATTTGGTCTCATTGGCGGCTTTTTTCTTCCCCAGCTTGGCGATCTAATAACAGATGAAAGCCCCTTCGTAGGTGTATTTGAATCATGGTTTGAAATGAGTTACGGGGGACTTAATTGTTCTATTTCAGAAGTGTCAAGATGGGGTTTTAGAGACATTTGCCGGGTCCTCCTGGCATTAAGGAAGCAAAAAAAGTTTGAACAAGAAAATAACAAATAATGGTATTCGGAGGAGGCATAACAGGAGGATTAGGTACAGGTATTGTATTTGCTTTGCAGGATCAATTCTCGGCAACTGCTGATAAAATTTCGGCGAAATTTGACAAACTAAACGGTTTGTCAGATGTCGCCGTTCAGCGTTTCAATGCTGCCCAAAATGGAATGAGAAAAGGTTTTGCCGCAATGGTTATTGCAGCGGGTATGCTTGCCCCGTTGATATTCGCGTTGAATACGACTGCAAAACTTGATGACCAGATGGCCGACGTAGCAAAAACTACAAATATGGCTATGAATGAGGTTACAGGACTTAAAAAAGCATTGTATAATGTTGATACGCGAACAGGAATAAGTGATTTACTTGGAATATCAACAATTGGCGGTCAAGTTGGTGTAGCCAAAGAACAAATATATGATTTTACCAATGCAGTAGATAAGGTTTCTGTTGCATTAGGCGATGAATTTAAAGGCGGTGCTGAAGAAGTATCTGGCACACTTGGAAAATTGAGAAATGTAATGACCGATATTAAATCGGCCAAAATTGATCAAGACTTATTGCATATTGGAAATGCCTTAAACGTTCTTGGAGCTGCGGGTTTTGCAACAGGGCCTGTTGTTGCTGATTTTGCAAGTAGAATTGGTGGTATTGGTATCCCGTTAGGTTTGACATCTGCTCAGGTTTTGGGGCTTTCTGCAACATTACAGGAATTAAATGTTGATCAAGAACGTGGAGGTTCTGCGGTTGGCAGAGCATTGCAAAAAATGTTGAATAATACTAAGGAGTTTGCAAAAATTGCAGGAATGGATGTTAAAGGATTTGAAAAAATCCTTAATACAGACTTGTATGGAGCATTTGAAAAAGTTATTGAAGGGTCAAGAAAATACGGAAAAAACAGTGTTGAACTGGCTAATGTTTTAGATGATCTTAAGCTTGATGGAATAGGAACCGCAGAAGTATTTTTAAAATTGGGTTCAAATTTGGGTATGTTGAATGAAAAAACAGGGCTGGCAGATAAAGCATTGACAAACACCAGTTCTGTTATGCAGGAGTTCAATTTAAAAAACAACAATCTTCCGGCATTATTTGACAAAGCATCTAAAAAATTGACACAATTAGCAGATATTATAGGAACTTCTGTTGCACCTGTATTTATTCCATTAATTAAATTGTTTGTTAAATTAGTAGATGTATTGCAAATTGTTTCACAAAATCCAATTGGCAGAACATTCCTTCAGATTGTAGCTGGTGGTGGTGTGTTGCTTGGCGTATTTGGCTTAATTGTATTATCAATGAATGCAATGAGATTTGCAGCAGCAAAAACCGGAATTGCTTTGATAGAGCTTGGATATGCAGAATTAGGATCGACTTTTGCGACAAAAGGCATGATAACCGGGCTCAAAGAAATGATTACAACATTTTGGGATGTAATTAAAGCAAAAGCAAAAGATATGTTTGCAACGAGGGCAGCTACAGCTGAAACATGGTTATTTAATATGAGTACGGAAGCGTCAACAGCGGCGACAACTGGCAATTCAATTGCTTTATACAATTCAGGTACCGCAATGAACCGATATTCGGCATTATCGACACGAGCAGCAGCAGCAACAGGTTTTATGACTGCAACTACGAATACATTAAGTTCTAGTTTTGCAAAACTTAACGCTTTTATGGGCCCTATTGGGTGGATTGTATTAGCAATATCATCAATATTTATTATTGCATACGCTTCAATAAATTCTTTTAAAAAAGTGCTTGATGGAACAGCACAACCGGCAAAGGGTTTTACCGGGTTAATGCAACGTATTGGTGGTGTATTGATGGGTGTATCTGAAATATTTGGAAGCGTTACAGATAGCGGTTTTGAAATGAGTAAAAAGCTACACGATGCACTTGAAAAAATTGGTGTGTTGGATACCGTTATTGCCATTGGTACCTGGATGATAAGACTAAAATCATTTTTCAAAGGGGTAGGAGATGGTATTTCATCTTTTTTCACACCAATTAAAATCAGTTTGTCTTTTTTATCTGATTTTTTTGATAAAATGGGATTATCGCTTGGCAAAAACACTTCAGACATTCAAGAATGGATATTCTGGGGCAAAGCTTTTGGAATACTAATTGGAGGATTGCTTATTACAGCAATCATTTCATTAACCGTTTACATGTGGAATCTTGCGGTAGCCGTAATTGCCGCAACATGGCCTGTCCTAGCTATAATTGCTGTAATTGCAGGCTTAATTTATGCAGTTCAAAATTGGGGTGCAATTACAGATTATGTGCGTGAAAAGTGGGCTCAATTAGTCAACTGGTTTTCTGGATTATGGTTAGGAATTGGTGACTGGTTCTCAGGAGTAGGTGAAACGCTTTTCAACATTGGAGCGTCGTTCGTTGACTGGATACTAAACGGTATAAAATCAAAGTGGGCTGAATTAATAAACTGGTTTTCAGGAATAGGTGATAGTATTGCCGGGTACTTTGGTTCTATGTTTGGGATCGACAATACAATAACCGTAAATCATTCTTCTGCCAATGGTGGTGGTGGCGTTGATATGCCGACAAACCGGAATAATATTGGCATTACTGAAACTGGAAAGCTTATTGCTCAGCAGAAATATATTGAGAACAACCGGGACGTTCAGCAAAATACTATTGAGAGACATTACAATACAGAAAAGGTAGAGTCAATACAGTTAGTTCTGCCAGATGGACAGATATTGGCCGATATTGTTAATAAATCTAACGAAAAACAAAACTTCAGAAAAAATGGCAGAGATTAAGTTTGAGAAAAACTATACAAATGGAGAATTAATAATTGTGGAATTAAATCCACCATTTGACCGTTTGTATTTTCAATTTGTTCCAGAAGAGTTTGATGTGCCCAGGGAGGCTTCGCTTGATTCATTAGCGGTAATAGGTCGCAACAATAATCTATATCAATACACTGGAGGATTTGAAACACTTAATTTACCTTTTGAGTTTTATGCCTCAGATGAAAAAAGAGGTGAGGTATTGAAAGCAGTCAACTGGCTCAAAAGTTTAACTATGTCAAATTCTGACTCGGGAATACCTCGTGTTAAAATTGTATTTGGAGACATGTTTTTAAAAGAAACATGGATTGTTCAATCAGTGTTACCAAAGTTTAGCAGTTTTGATTCAAATTATTCATGGCTTCCGGGAAAAGCAAAAGTAGATGTTAAATTATTGCTTGATACTGAAATAGATATGAAACAAAGTGATAGACGTTAAAATGGCAACACTTACATTAAAAAATGACAATTTGTACCAAACAGGGCAAATAGAGCAATATTCAGATGGTACCGAAATGTTAATTCGTGAAAAAATTGCTTATGTAAAAACAGGTAAAGAAAAAATTTATACAATAAGAAAAGGAGACACTTTAAGAAAAATAGCGTTTGATAAATACAAAAACATAATATCAGAACCACAGAATTGGTGGTGGGTTATTGCTGATATTAATGAAATTGAAAATCCTTTATTCTTATCTGAATTAATTGGAACTAAAATTATAATCCCGGACCTATATCAGGCTAAATTATCGATGTAATGGCAAAAAGTGCATTTTATAAAGTTTGGAATGATAAAAAGGTTGACATAACCGATATGGTGACTGATTTGACTGTTGAAGAAAGTGAAACTGAAAGTGATATGATCAAATTCAAGATCAATGATACTCGCATTCAGGTTATGGACGCTGATTGGTTGGCAGATGGAAAAAAAATTTATGTGTTATTTGGGTTTATTGGCGGCGAAATTTCAACCAAACGCACAGGTAAAATACACAGCGTTGATTACACCTATGGAGCTGCAAATAGCATTACTGTTGAAGCGTTAGACATGGGAAATCTTTATCAGACATCAAACAAAGTTTATAAGCAGAAAACAATCACACAGACAGTTCAAGAAATTGCCAAAGCGGCCGGGTTAAAATTCATTGGAGACCCAACAACAAAGAAATTTTCATTACTGGCACAGGGCAATAAAACATACATGCAGTTCTTGCAGGAACTGGCTGGATTAGCAGGTAGTGAAGAAAAAGAAGGAAGCTATTTTTGTTCTGTATCTGGAGAAACGATTTTCTTTAAAAAAAGAAACCTTGCAAAAAAACCGGTATTAAAAATTAACCGGAATGACAAAATTTCGTTTACTGTTGACCAAAATTCATCGAAAACGATGGAATCAATGAGTACAAGTTTTATTGATCCGGAAACGAATAAAGTTATAAAAGTTGATTCTAATGCCGCAACAGATCAGGAAACGGCATTAGGAAATTATCTATACAATTCAAATGGAGATGTACTTGACAAAAAAAGTGATTCGGGAAGAAATGTAGTATTGCCTTATGACAGCAAAGAAGATGCTAAAAAACAACTTGATGCACATGTTAAAGATAGTCAATTGGAAGGTATAACAGGTACACTTACAATGGAAGGAACATTTTCAGTAAAGAAAGGTGACATTGTTACGTTGGTGGGATTTGCCCGGAAACATTCAGGAAATTGGAAAGTTGACAAAGTGAGCTATGGCTTTTCTCCTAGTTTTAAGGTAACACTTACAATGAAGAAAAATGCTTCAGATGTGAAAGGAGCGTCGGTGAACTCAGCAGCAAAAGATAAAAATTCAAAGATCGGAGAAGATAAGGGACAGGAAAAAACAGAGGTTACAACAGTTAAATACAATGCTAACGGAGTTAAGCAATGATCGAAAGAATAAAAAAGTTTGGGCTTGAATATTTTGGAATTTACTATTCTGATTACGAAGGTACGATAACAAAAAACAATGATCCTGAAGGGCGTGGCCGGGTACAATTCAAATGTCCGGCAGTATTTGGTGATCACGAACCCGAAATATGGGCATTACCAAAAGGTATGTTTTCAGGTAAGCAAATCGGATTCTATGGTATTCCACAAGAAGGAGACCCGGTTTGGATTTCATTTCGTTCTGGAAAGGTTCGCTTTCCAATGTGGCAATATGGGTTTATTCCAAAAGGTTTCGGAATCAATGGAGTAAGCGAAAAAATTTGGAAACTACGTACGGTAAAAGGATTTCAGATCGAATTGAATGAAAAAGACGGCGAAATTTATACGATCACAAGCCCAAAGGGGAAAACCTTTATTCTTGATGATAAAAACGGTCAAATAAGCTTAAAACACGAAAAAAACAGTGAATTGACTTTTGACGATCACATTTCGATGAAAGCCGGAGGTGAAAGTATGTTTAATTTGGTCAACACATTCATTGATATTGTTTCAAATGCAGTGATAACCACTCCATCAGGACCTGGTGCAATTGCTCCACCAACAAAGACGCAACTAACCCAGCTAAAAACAAAATTTTCAAAACTTCTCAAATAATGGCAACAAAAGGAAATATTAATATTCTGATAAATGCAATAAAGCAGATCCGGAATGAAAACAAAGTAATGGACGGAAGCGAAGGGAACACAGATACAGATGCGATTAACAATGAAGCCAACATACTAGCAAATGCCATCAGTGATTACATTCAGACGATCACATTTGCGGCAACCCCGGCCAATGTTTCGGCAGCAGGATTTGTTTCTCCTGCCGGTTCAGTAACATCATCATCAAATTTAATTGTCAAACCAATTTCATAGTATGGATGTAGCTGCAAAATATCCAATTGTACCAAATGCTTATGGAAGCATTGATACTGTTTCAGAAGATGAGCTTATTAAACAATCTATTCAAGACATTCTTGAAACTCCAATATCAACTAGATTTGGAAGAGAAGATTATGGTAGTTATATCTATCTTCTTATTTTTGAACAAAATGACAGCGTTTTAAAATCGCTGCTGTATTATTATATAGAATCAGCACTTGAAAAATGGGAAAAACGGATAAAAATATCTAGCATAAATTTTACAATTTCAGAATATGCTATAGTAGCAAATGTTTATTATACAAATTTAATTACACAACAACAATCGTATTACGAATTTACACTAAATAGAGAAAACAGATGAAATGGTTTGGTTATACAGATAGGACGTCAGAGCAAATGGTTGAGTCGATAAAAAACAAGATTCAGCAACAAGAAGAAGGTGTTTTATCTGATATGACAGATTTTTCAGAATCAAATCCATTTGTAAAATTTATTGAAATTTGGGGAAATTTAGGTGAACAAATTGGCTATTATATTGATAATTACGTTCGTGAATTTTTCTATTCTTATGCAAAGAAATTTAAGTCAATGGTAAGTTTTGCAGAAATGTTTGACTACAGAATTCATGGAACAGTGCCATCGCTAGGAAAAGTTAAATTTTATATCAATTCCATTTCTTCAGAAATAATAACAATCCCTAAAGGAACTATACTTTCAACAGCCGATGATATTAAGTTTGTCACATTATCCGCTGGAGTAATTAGCCCGGGTCAATTAAATTGCATTGTTTCTGCAAAACAATGGGTTGACGCTGACCCAATAATTACTATTTCAACCGGGATTAAAAATTTTACAATAAATATGCCTGCAAATACGGCAGAAAAAAGTTTGCAAGTATTTGTAAATGAAACTCAGTATATTGAAGTTGATAGTTTATATAACAAAACAGAACAACAAGCAAAATCAGTAGGATATTTTGAAATTGGGTTAGGTCTTGCTGGTTCTGTAATAACTGAAATTAAAATTGATGGCGTAAACATTTTACCTAATCCGGTTAACTACGTAGATCAAGTTTCTACAGCAGCAGCTATTGCAGCAGGAATCAACACGCAAACAAATGATTTTGGAATAATTGCCACATCAAATAGCAAAATGGTAATATTGCAAGGTTCCGATTTTGGAACTTTGTTAAATGAAAAAATAATTTCTGCAACTGTTACCGGAACAATTAATATTTTAAACATATCTAATTTTTCAGGTGGATCAGAAGGTTATGGTTCAAACGTTTTTCTTTTTTCAGCTTCCGAAAATGGAACAATGAAATTAACTTTTGGAGACGGCAAAAACGGTTCTATTCCTTCTTCAGGATCGACAATTACAATAAATTATAAATCTTCAAATGGAGATTTGGGAAATGTTCCCTCAAATAAAATTAATATAATTGATGATGATATTACTTTGCCAGATGGAGTAATTTTATATGTAAAAAATGAGTATAGATTTCAAGGAGGAAAAGACCTAGAATCAATATCTTCAATAAAAAAATCTATCCCTGCAAAAATAAGCAGTAGAGGAAGAGCAGTTACAGAACCAGATTTTACAGACGTTGTATCTTTAATTCCAGGAGTTCTTTCCAATAAAGTTGATTACAATAAAGATAAGAATTTACGCATTTATGTTTATCCTTATGGTGGCGGAATTGCTGGAGATTATTTTCTTAACTATGTTTATTCTTATCTTGAAAGCAATAAAATAACCGTTGGCTATGATCTGGATATTTTACCTTCAGGAGAAATAAAAACTTTAATAAAAATTACGGCATATGCAAAATCTGGATATAACCGTGATTCATTAAAAACAAGTATCCAAAATGCAATAACAAATATTTTTGGATGGAGAGAAGCATTAATTAACCAAAATAGATATGTCAGCGATTTATATGAACAAATTGAGGCAATAACTGGCATTTCAGGAACAAACATTGATAAAATAACTTGTATCCCATACCCAGAACCTATTGATCAAAATGAAACACAATTAAATTGGACTATATCTTTAATTTCAACTCCTGTTGTTACAAATAAATGGTTAATTGTTTTTTCAACACAGTCGTCTTTTGCGCTGTATAAAAACAATGTTTATAAAGGAACTTTTAATGTAAATGAGGAAAATACAATCGATGAGATAACATTTACAATTAAAGAAAATTACATACAAAATAACAGATGGCAATTTTTTACTTATCCAGATTTTACAAAAAATGGAGGAGTCATCTCGTTGATGGAAAATTCAGCAGTTGTTTCATATGCAGAAGATATTGATATTACAATAATTGGAGGTGTATAGTGATCGGAATAAAAACAATAATTGCCGATTTGTTTGGACTAAGGGACAATTACAAAGACAACGGATTTCTTAAAGAATTTAATGAAATCCTTGCTGAAGATTTTGACGAAAATGAATATACGCTTTTACATGAAGCATTCAATAATGTTTTGTCCTGGAAAACAGCAAACAAAAAATACGTAGATATAAGAATATCAGAATTAAAGGCACCTTACTTGTCAACGGATGATTCAATGATTCGAACGAGTTACCGTTTTTTTGATAAATTCCAGCGCATTAAAGGCACAAAAGCAGGATTTCACATACTATTTAGAATTATCGGTATTGATAGCGAAATTTCAATTACATGGGACCGATACGAAGGAGGATTTGACAGTTCAAATTATAAACATGATGGTATTAGGACTTTTGACAGTTATAAAGGCAATTATTCGGGATTGAATATTGGCCTTAAATGTACAAAAAAGTTAACTGTTGAGATTATGAACATGATATACAATGTCATATATTATAACCTTCCACTTGATTGTTATGTACTTTCCTTGACCTACAACGGTGCAGAAATGGGAGCATCAGAAGTTAATGCAGGCCGTTCGTATAGTGATTCATTTGCCAAGTCATTTGGCAATGGAAACGCTACGGTTGTAGATAATGACAATAACTCTTTCCCTTACACATTTCCATTTAAACTATCGTAATAAATTAATTTATAATAAAAAAAGCACTTTATCATGAGTGCTTTTTTTATTATAATAAGAATACAAACATAAAACAAAATGACTCAAAAAAGGAGTTTTGAATATAAATCAAATGATAGCACTGCTGACTTAAATAGCTGGATGCTTTCATTCTTTGAGCCGGGAGTGATACATGGCTTTTATCCTGAATTTTCGGGGTTAAATCTATTGTTAAGGCATGATCAAAAACAAGTTCATAAAGAAATTGATTCCGCAGCTGTTTTATCAAATGGAATTGGAGTAATTCTTTCAAAACAAGGATTAACAATTAAAGAAAATGAACATATTTCTGTATCAATTGATACAAACGAATATTCATCTAATCCTCGAATCGATCTGATCGTATTAGATCATAATTACATCAATATTGAGGGAGGTTCGACAGCTGTGTATATGGTAATTAAAGGAACACCGGCAGAGATTCCTGAAACACCTGCGTTGCTTAACGAAAACACTCAAATTGTAATAGGAAGCCTATATGTTCAGGCAGGAGCTTCGGCTCTTGTTGCAGGATATTCATATTTTGACAGGAATGTCTTGCGAAACAAAGCGTATTCATACGAACTAACAGAAGGAGTTGATTATGTATTAGGATCCGTTATTGCAAATGGACTTTCAATAATATTGAAAGATGGACAATTAAAGATTACAGGGATAATCACAGCAATAACAAACGCTACGGTCTTACTAACTTTTAAAAAGCACATTTCTGATTGTAAATTTGTTTCATTAACAGAAATATCAGGAGCATATAGCCCTGAAATGATAATAATATCAGGAAATGTTATGAGCGTTGCCTCAGGCACTACGGGTAAAAAAGTTCATTTTAACAACTCAATAATCATTTAATGAAAAGTTTGTTCAGTAAAAAGCTTGCTACTCTTGTGGCAAATATTAACGAGAACATATTTGAAAATATCGTTGGATACATCACGGCGCCAAGGATGAAGAATATACTTAATGATAGTATTTCTGTTTCTCGGGAATTGAACAAAAGAGCTACAAAAACAGCAAGGTGGAATTTCACGACAAATACCGCATTAGGAACAATGATTGCGGGGGCAACGGTTAACGAAACCGTTTTATATGAAGATGACATTATTCTTTTGTCCGGGCAAGTTGCACCGTCTGAAAATGGGCTATGGCTAATTCAATCAGGGGCTGCACCGGTCCGGCCAGATTTTTTTGTTGATGCGGAAACTCAGCAAACATTTATCTGGGTTGCTAACTTAATGTCGGGACAAAAGGAAAGATTATTTATTGTCGATGTAAATTCAGGAGCTATTTCTGTTTCTTCTTATTTCGAAGATGCACTTTTGGGAGGTGGTAGTTATAGGGGAGGCCTGACTAAATCAATGATTCCATCTATCCCAAGTAAAGGAGTTATCTACTTTCAGGCGGTGGAAAAAGGCACATATACCAATGCTGGTAATGTTGTTGTGACCTCCGAATTGGCAATCATAAAATACAGTTCAACGGCAGGATGGAGTGTCCAAAATATAACAATTCCAGTTGCTGATGTTTCTTCAAAAGCAAATATAGAAAGTCCATCTTTTAGTGGAACACCAACAGTTCCAACACCTTTAATAAATAGCAATAATACACAAATAGCAAATACTGCTTTTGTAAAAGCTGTTGTTGCAGCGCTAATTGCTAATGCTCCAGCAGCTTTAGATACAATTAATGAAATTGCAACAGCAATAAATAATGATCCAAATTTTAAAGATACTGTATTTAATGCTCTTGCAGCAAGAGTTTTAAATACAGACACAAGACTTACAGATCAAAGAATTCCAACAGATTTATCTGTTTCTTACAATAAAGTTTCAAATTCACTTAAAAATAAATCTATTGTAACAAATACAATAGACCTTTCTGCTAATGCAATTGGTACAATTACATTAACAGCAAACACAGCTTTTATTTTCAATGGTTTTGAATTAAATAAATCCTATTTGTTAATTATTTCTACAAATGGATTTATACCATCATTTGCAAATAGTTCAAAACACGAGTTTGTTGATGGTAATGAAATATTTGAAAACACTGGAAAATACTATGTAAATATGCTTTGTATTGATTCAACACCAAACAATGAAAAATTATTGACAACAATTATGAAAAGCTTATGATACCTGGAGTTGGAAACAGAATTATAAAAAATAAAAAAAGCATTGACGGCAAATTTATGCTTGCATCAAAAGCTATATATGCAGACGGTGCAAAAGTTTTTTTATCAAAAGATTATGGAAAAACATGGAATTATCTTGATCTTCCTCTTGAACGATTTAATTGTCTTGAAATAAGTTCAAACGGACAAATAATACTTGCAGCCTCACTTGTTCCTACAAGTGGAGGCGGAACTTCACCTGGTTTTATTTATACTTCTCAAAATGGTGGAAATACTTTTACAAAACATATAATTCAAAATTTTTGGAGTTCTTGTTGTATGAGTTATGACGGTAAATATCAATTTGTTTGTTCCAATTCAGGACAAATACATAGGTCCGAAGATTTTGGAACAACTTGGCAAGCAGTTTTTATTTCAACAACGTGGTCTTGCATAGCTTGCGATGCAAATGGACAAAATTTGATCGCTGGTGTTTATAATGGAAAATTTTATAAATCAATTGATTACGGACAAAATTGGTCAATTGAAATTAATACAATAGCTTATTATAATGATTGCGCAATAAGCTCTGATGGAATAAACAGACTTATTGCACAAGATCAATCAGATTATTCATTAATAAGTGTTAACGGCGGACTTAATTATTTAAACATTTATTACACTGATGCACTACATGTTGCAATGTCCGGAAATGCAAAATATCAAGCGATTTGTCCTGCAAGTATAGGTTCTGTAGAACATCAAAAATTAAGTTCTGATTATGGACAAACTTTTTTTAACAACTATAATTTATCGTTTAATAAACAAGGTTTTTCATATGACGGAAAATATTTGTTTGCACCAGATTCTTTTGGTTCACGATTAAGTTCTGATTTTGGAAAAACATGGGCAAATACAATTGAAGCAACTGTTGTTGCAATAAGTAAATTAAAGCGTTAATCAAATTTTAATTTAACACTTTCTGGAATGGAACATTATTTTTTTGTAGCAAAACTGTTTGATTTTTCAAAACAAGAGACAAAAATATCGCTTTTAGTTTCTTTCATCTTTTCAGTTGCAACAACTATTATTTCTGCGTTGACAAAATTCAGTAATGATTTTCTTGGAATATCAGTAGTCTTATTTTTTCTTTTATTCTTGATAATGATAACTGATTATAAAACTGGACTTGCTGCATCAAAACATGAAGAAAAAATAAAAGCGGAAAAAGAACAAAGACCGATTAAAGATGTATTTAGCTCAAAAAAGGCTTTAGGTTGGGTTTTTAAACTTGGAAGTTACTTAGTTTTTCTTGCAGTATCGTTAAGTCTAAGAAAACATATAATAAATGAAGGTCTTGATTTTCTTGACATTCCAATGAAATTGATACATTTCACTTTGTTAATTTTTATTCTTAAGTGGGAAACACATTCAGTAGATGAAAATTGTGAAAGACTTGGGTATAACTTCAAAATTTTAAAATTATTTACAAGAAATATTTCTCAAATTCAATCAATAATTAAAAAACAAAATTAACATGAACCCAGATTTTAATATTGCATACAATAAAACAAAAACATCTGAAGGAGAATACAGTAATGATCCTAACGATGCTGGAGGCGAAACTTGGAAAGGTATTTCTCGAATTAAAAATCCAACATGGGCCGGATGGTCAATAATTGATAAAATTAAAACGTCAGTCGCAAAAAATGAACTGATTTTAGCATTAAACAAAAACGAAGAATTAACATTTTTGGTAAATGCTTTTTACAAACAAAATCATTGGGACTCATTAAATCTTGATTATGTTTTATATCAAGAAATTGCAGATGAATTATTTGATACCGGAGTTAATCAGGGGCCTGCCACTTCTGGCAAATATTTTCAACAATCTCTTAATTTTCTTAATTCAAATCAAAAATATTACAAAAATATTGATGAAGATGGCGTAATCGGTCAAGGAACATTAACGGCTTTAAAAGCATATTTCAACATACCTGGAAGACTTGAATCAGATAAATTAAAAGTTTTGCTAAAAGTTTTAAATGGAATTCAATTTTGCAAATACAAAGATATTTGCGTCAAAAATGAAACTCAGGAAGTGTTTTTTTATGGTTGGGTTTTAAATAGAATCGATTAATATTACTTATTAGGTTATATTTGTGATACTATTTTACTCATCATTCAATAATAATGGTGTATTTTAGTGTGAATAATGTGTGTTTGCTGGGGGAGTGTGTAACCCCCGGCTTTTTTTATTTTAAAAAAACGTTTTTAAATTTAAACACAAAAATAAATACTATATTTGCAATTATGAGTGCATATAAATTATTCACAATAATCATTTTTATACTTTTATCCTTAAAAGTTCAGGCAACAAAAGTTTGTTTTGTCAAAAATCGCGCTGATGCTGATATTTGTGTAAATAATACAAGTAACAGAGCTATTGCAAATTACATCATATTTATTTCAAAAAATAAGTATGAAACAGCAACAAACGTTTGGATAATTACTAATCGTAAAGATGCAGATTTGAAAGTTTACATTTCAAACACACCAGAGAGGATAAAAGTATTTTTTTCGGAAAATAAAGAAGATGGAACAAAACACACAAACGACTTACACAACCGTTACACACCGGGAGTTAAGAAAAGCACTGGAGGCGTACAGAAACCTTTTTGAACGCAACATTCTTTCTGTTAGTTCACTTTCAGAAAACACAGCAAAATTTTTAAAGAAGGTAAGGCATAACCCGGTTATGACCGAGCAGGAGGCTTTCAGGCTATACAACTACCTAAAAGGATATTCAACGATACTTAAAAGAGTTGGATTTGAATTTAGCACCGTTCCACCGGTTAAACTTGCTGCACAGACTCAGAGTTATCAGCAATTCCATAATCAAGTTTCAAAATCGGTTGCTTACAATGGCGAAAAATACATTGTCGAGTTTTCATACAGCAGCTTGTTGGTTGCACAGGTGAAAGCGGTACCGGATGGAAAATATTCGCCTGATTCAAAACAGTGGTTTTTTCCGTTGACTTCAACAAAAGAACTAAAGGCATTTGCCGAAAAGAACAATTTCAATATTGGTTCGTCGGCACAACGCATGTTCAACGGGATTGAAAATAACTACGAAGCTTCATATAGTGCTGAAGAAATAGAATTGAACATACCTTTTAAACTAAAACCTTTTCCATTTCAGAGTTCAGGTATTGACTACATGATGAAAAACGAATCGTGTATCAATGCTGATGATATGGGACTAGGCAAGACCATTCAAGGCATAGGCGCAGCTTATGGGTTAAATGCTTTTCCGGTATTGGTTATATGTCCAAAATCGCTTATGGGTAACTGGTACGACGAAGTGAAGAAATTCACAAACAAAAAACCGTTGTTGCTTAATCAGAAAAACATAAAGAGCCTTGAAAACTTTGTGAATTTAGGCATGTGCGATTTTGCTATTATTAACTATGATGGAGTTAAAACGCTTTTTTGTGATGAAGTTAAAGAGGTTGAGATAAAGGAAGGAGCAAATAAAGGAAAGGTAAGGAAGTCGGTAATCATGAACAAAATGCACGAGATATTCAAGTGTGTGATTATTGACGAAGCTCATGAATTGAGGAACCACAAAACAGTAAGATACAAAACCGTCAGAGCGGTAACAAAGGGTAAAAAGCATGTATTTCCGCTAACTGGAACGCCGTTTGTTAACACCGCTCAGGACATTGCTTCATTGCTCGAACTATCAAATAGAATTGATGAGTTCGGAGGTATGTATAGATTTGTGAAAGCCGCTAAAGATATGAAGAAAGGCTATTTCGACAGTGGAAATAACAACTCAGGAAATTCCGATCTGGCCGCGCTGAACATTAAATTGCGTTCGCTATGTTTTATAAGACGTGAAAAATTCCAGGTATTAAAAGATTTACCTGATAAATTAAGACAGATTATTCACATCGACATATCCAACAGGGCCGAGTACGATCACGCGTTTATATCGCTTCAGGATTATTTAGCAAGTCAAAAAGTTGATCCGGAAAATATCGCATCAAGTATGAGAGCTGAACTTCTTTCCAGGTTCAGGGTATTGGCTCAGATAAGTTCTGAGGGAAAATTTGAAGCATTCAAGGACTTTGCAGGTAGAATTATTGAACATGAAAAACTGGTGGTTTTCTGTTGGTACAAGAACACTATCAATAAGATAAAAGAATTATTCCCGAATGTTTTGACCATATACGGCGACAATACCCCGGAAGAAATTGACAAGAATAAAAAGTTGTTCCAGAACGATGAAAAGTACCGTATTATCGTTTGTAGCTATAAAAAGGGATATGCCGGCCACACTTTGACAGCGGCCTCAAAAATGGTAAAGCTTGAATTGAGCTGGACGGCAGCGATGGAAGATCAGGCAGAGGACAGGATTCACCGTATTGGACAAAAAGACATGGTAAATATTTATTACTTATTAGGCCGCGATACGGTTGATGATCACATGTACAGTATTATCGATGCAAAACGACAGGCAGGTAAAGCAGCCACCGGTAGTAGTGGAGAAATTGAAACCAACATGGTTGATGATTTGACAAAGCTTATCGTTGGAAGCAATTTAAAATCGGACAACGCTGAAATTCCTGAATACGAGGTATTAAAATCTAAATCATTTAATCATGTAAACAGTGAAACAAAAACTTTGCAATTATTTTAGTTATTTTGTTTGAAATACAAATATAGTAGTTATATTTGTCGAGATATAACATTAAAACACTACATCATGTTTACACAAACTGAAAACTTTCCGCGGGTAAATAAACTTTACCCGAATAGAAAATTTGAAATAGCAGAAGTACACACTTCCGAAGGATGGTTAAGTTTTACAGTAATGTTTTCGAAAAACGAATTATTACAAAAAGCTCAGGCAGTACGCGAACAACTTGAATTATTAAAGCAACTTGGATTTTCAAAAGTTGCTTTGAGAATTAAGAAACATGAATCAGATGCAACAGGTTATGTTTCAGACTACGCAATTTCAGAATTAGTATAACACACATTAAAATTTTACACAAATGGCTATTCACATTATTGAAGAAAATGAACCCGTAACAGTTGACGGGTTGGTTACCGTACTTTTCGGAGATCCAGGTATCGGTAAAACAAGTTTGGCAATGCAGGTTGAACATGGTTTTCTGGTTGACTTTGACGGTGGCTTACACCGGGCAAAAAACAAGTGTAAAGCTGCACGGTTGGACAATTGGTCTGATATGATCGGTATTCAGAATGACGGTGTGATCGAAAAGAACGGGTTCAGAACGTTGATCATTGACACAGCCGGTACGATGTTGGATAACTTTATGGCCCAACACGCGATGAAAACCGACATTAAGAATAAAAAGGCAGACGGCTCTTTGTCGCTTCAAGGATTTGGAGCATTGAAAAATATTTTCAACAGTTTTGTGGGTTGGTGCAGGAGCCAGAATGTTAACCTGATATTCGTTTGCCATGCTGAACAGTTTAAAGAAGGCGACGACATAAAATATCGCCCTAAAATGACCGGTGGATCGTATGACATTCTGGTTCAGCAAGCTGACCTGATGGGTTACATGAACAGCCAGAACAATCGCAGGACGTTGGAGTTTTCGCACACTGACAAGCACGTTGGCAAAAACACTGCTGAATTTGGTTTGATTACTATTCCTGAATACACTTCTCCCGAATTCAATAATTTTTTTCAGAGGCTAATTGATAAAACAAAGGATAAAATAATGTCTTTGAGCGCTGAACAGATTGAAACGCTTGAAAAGATTTCTTTTTATAAAAATACGATTGAGGGAACCGTAAAGCCTGAAGAACTTGAATTAATTCGGCAGGATATTATGAGCGAACCAACTGCAATACAGTTACAAGTTACATCATTGTTAAAGAAACAGATGATTAACATTTATACTGATTTTATCAAGGAAATAACCACTCCAGAACAGGCGGCTGCAATTGTTGAAGATGCAAACCAATTGAATAAGATTTTTAGTGAAGACATCAAACGTTCTTTGTTAAAACATTGTTTAACTGTAAACATTGTTTACAATCGGGAATTGAAGAAATTTGGGTATAAGGAGATTGAGTTAAAGTCAGAAAATAAAAAATCTGATTTATCAAATTCTAGTCATCCAAATCCAAATGTAAAAGTAAGTATTGATCACAACGGTAAGGCCCCTGTAACCGTTTACGAAATGCCAAACCGCACTCGCAGTAATCCGGTTCAAAATGAGTTAAAGATGGATGGTGCAGTTTCAGAGCCGCCTAAAAACGGCAGGAGGTTACTATAATGAAACCGGTTTACACTTTATCGCCCTCGAAGCTGGAAAGCTTCAGGGCTTTCTATCATGATGAAATGTTTGCATCTGAAGAGCAATTAATTAAGCAGATTAAAGGTGAAGACGTATTTAAAACAAGTTTTGAGTACGGGAAAGCTTATCATTCTTTAATTGAAAATGGTGGTGAAATATACTTAAAAAATGGAGTATATGCTGTCATGTCTGATGACATGAAGGATCCAATTTATATAACTCTAAAAGAAGCAGAACCAGCATTAAAATTTAGGAGTGAGCATCCTTTAATGATTTCTGAAATAGAAGCAATGAAAGCAATTGAATTTCAGGATTACATTGTTTTACTGAATATGCGTGTTGACGGGCTGGAAGGGATGAAGGTGCACGAGCATAAAACTACTGGAAGTCCACATAAACGTGCTAAATACGAAAACTCGCTGCAATGGAGAATATACCTTTTTACGGCAGATGTCCACGAAGTACAGTATAATGTTTTTCAATGTACAGACTTGAAACAGGGTGGGAAGATTGTGGAATATACCCCTTACAACTTTTACCGTTACCCGACAATGGAAAGTGATATTCGAAGCTATTGCCGGTTATTGATTAGTTTTTGCGAACACAAACACCTGCTAAATTATGTCGAAAGGGAACATTACTCGGCAAAGTATTACGAATCTTGCCAAGCCAAAGCTGGAAGCCTTATTTTCTAAAATACCGGAGTTAGGAAAAATAAATATGCTCAAAGAGTCAATAATGGATTGTATTGATTCTCCAGACGAATTGAGTCAAATTATAACAGAGATGTCAATTTTACTTGTGAGGGTTGGTGGATTGACTGCCGACTTAATTTCAAAAGCCAATGAATCATATATTTATAGGAAATATAGGTATTTGGGAGAATATCATTCATTGGCCGGAACAGGTAAAGACAGAGAAAATGCAGCGGAACAAAACACCTACGAAGAAAGGATTTCAGAGGTTATTGATAGGTTCATTGCTGATTTTTTTAAATCATACATGGAAGAACATAGCAGGGTAATTTCAGTAGCTCAAAGCCGTGTAGGGCTTTTTAAGAGCGAAAGGGTAAGAAGTAATACTATGACTTAAAAAAAACTAAATAAAGTCTGTATTGCCAGAAAAACGATGAATTTTGACCTTAAACACACACACTAAACAGACTATGGAATCACTTTTCTACATTGAACAACGGTTTAATCCGTTTGTTGCAAAAAAATACGGGGTTAATGAAGCCGTATTTATTCAAAAAATAATTGAATTACAGCTTTACAATGCAGCATCAGGATTGAATTGTCGTTCTGGCCGGTATTGGGTAAAAAGTTCCCGAGCCGGAATAACCAAAGTTTTCATTTTTTGGACTGAAAGACAAGTACAGAATTTAACTGAAAAGCTGAAGTCTAAGGGAGTCCTACATATTGAAAATTTTAATCCAGAAAAAACAGACAGGACATTGTGGTATTCGGTAAGTGATGAAGCATTGCAGATGTATAACCTATCGGGTGGCCAGTTTGAAAACTTTGCAAAATACGGCCTAAATATGAATCCTCCCATTCAACAGAATTGTAAAATGGATTTAACAAGTGTGTTAAATGGTAGTAATCAATCAGTTAAAGCAAAAGAAAATACACAACTATCTGAAACCCAAGATTTAACAAAACTGTTAAATGATGACAAAAGTGTTAAATCACAACAATCTGATATTCAAGATTTAACAGGAATGTTAAATGTATATAATATAACAAGTAGTATTAATAATAACTCTTCTATAAAAGAAGAAAAAACAAAAGAAAAGAAAACTACCAAAGAAAAGAAAAGTAGACCGGTCAGGGAACCAGAAAAAACAGATTTACACAACCGGGCAAAGGTTGCTTTTTGCGAGTTTTATAAATTTAAAACTGGAGAAGAGTATTATTGGACTGCTGCTGATGCCGGTGCGCTTGAACAACTTTTGAATAAACAAAAAGCACGTTTAGTGCAAAAGAAACTTGATTCTGGCAATGAAATGATTTTGACGGCGCTATCAACATTTTTTGAAGCGGTACCCGCTTGGTATCTTGAAAAATTATCAATCAAGATATTGAATAGTTCGTACAACGCAATAATTTCAGAAATAGCACAACTTTCAAAGGACGCTAAAAAATCACCGGAACGGGTTACTGGAGATAAGATGGGAATTAATGTTACAGAAATTGTTCACTGATGGATACAAGTCTGAAAGCTCGTCTTGATGAATTAAGACAAGTATTTAACAGAAATAGAGTTAAACGTTTCAGAGCACCTTACGACATGAAAGAAGTATTAGAGTGCATTGAGCAAATTGGTAATATGTTTGTTAGTGGCTTTAAAATTGATCATGATAATCATTTAGCATTTATAGACTTGATTAAATATTTTTTTGCAGATCAAACATTTACAGGAGACCTTTACGGTGGATTACTTCTCAGAGGTGCTCCTAGAACAGGAAAAACTTTAGCTTTAATGATCATGAATAGGGTTTCACAATTATACGATCTTCATTATGAATTTGACGGTAAAAAATATGGTTTTCAATTTTTTATTGAGGATACTGGTGATATTGCTCGTAAATATGAAGATAAAGGTAATTCAGCTTTAAAAAATGGTAATACAAAGCGATTGTATTGCTTGGATGATCTTGGTTTTGAAAATAACCTGGTTAAATTTTATTCTGGAGATTGTAATGTAGTTAGGGAAATTATAACATGTCGCGATATGTTAAAGAAAACACATGGATTTATTACAGCAGCTACAACAAATTATAAATACGACATTCCGGATCCAGCCTCTGGAAAACGAATTTTTGTCAAGCTATATGGTGATCGGGTAGAACTACGCATGAAGGGTATGTTTACCGAAATAATATTTAAAGGTAATCCACGAATTTAATTTCTTATTACTATTAAAACACAAAAATAGTTATTATATTTGCAAATATGAAAATATGTATCGGGATAGATGGAGGTGAACACACGGGTTTTGCTGTTTGGCATTCAGGTAAAAAAGCTTTTATCGAATTGTCGACGGTGACATTTTGGGATGCAATTGAACAGATAAAAAAATATCAATTTTCATGCGGCCAAACAATTAATCTTGAAGTTCACATTGAGGACGTTGAATCAAATAAAGCCGTATTTGGACCAGAAAACACCTACAATTCAACAAAGGCAGATCATTCCGGTAAAGTAAGAGCAGTAGCCAAACAAGGGATCAATGTTGGCAAAGTGATGGACAAATCAAACTTGATGATAGATTTTTGTGAAAGAGCAGGGATAAAAGTAGTGAAGCGGAAGCCAACATCAGGTTCAATGACTAAGCTTGATAAAACAGCATTTGAGCGTATTACAAAAGTAAAAACACGAACCAGTCAGCATGTTCGCGATGCTGCGCTTTTGGTTTATGGCATATAACAATTTAATCTTAATACAATGATTTACACGAACACAAAGGTTTTAGTTGTTGCAAACAACGATGTTGATTTGATTACCAGAGTTGCGGAATCGATGAGCGATTTTGCAAAAAGAAACAACCATGAATTCACTGAATTTGTAGTTGAAGAGGATGAAGGCGGGTTTCTTGCCATCAAATTGCCAAATCCGTACAGTTACGAATTACTTAAGTCAATGATTCCGTCAGGTGAGTTACTCGAATTCAAAGCCATTGGCGACACTGTATTTGAAATACCTTATCTTCAAAAAAAAGCCTACAAGCATTACTTCAGCGACGCTGAAAAAAGCAATATTGCTGATAACCTTTGTAAGGTTCAGGCAGAAAAAGAATCGCTGGTTGATGAAAAGAAACTGGTTGTTAAAGGTTATTCAGACAAAATTGAGGAAAAGGAATCAGCAATTTCAGACTTGGCAAGCAGTTACAGACAAGGGTGGGAAGACAGAACTTCAGATTGCATTGTTCAGATCGATTACGGTTCAAAGCAAAAAGTATTTATTGATCCGGAAACAAAAGAAGTTCTTTCTATGGAAGAGCTTAGTCTTTCAGATTACCAGTTGCGCCTTGATACTATTCGTATTGATGGTATTGTTAAAACTGAGCACCAGGAGCCTGTTGATGATTTTGAATCAGAACAGAGCGACGAAGACGAAGAAAACGATCTTCCAATTTAATGCTTAGTTTGTTTATACGAATTAGGGGGGATGGATAATTATTCATCCTTTTTTTTAATAAACTACTAATCTATACAATTTTAAATGCGGCTTAAATGCGGAAATATTTTCCACTTTTAGCCGTGTATTCCACTTTTGCAGTATATGTTATACATATATTCAAATATAAAATTTACACTAAAACCGGAAAATATGGAACTGAAGAAAATCAGTATTAATGAAATTGTTGTACCTAACAATTCTCGAAAGTTATTTATCCCTGAAGCGATTCAGGAGCTTGCAGCCAGTATCAAATCAGTAGGTCTTATCCAACCGATTGGAATCATTCCAGATGGTAAAAAGTACCGCTTACTGTATGGAGAGCGTAGATTAAGAGCCTGCGTAGTCAATAAAATGAAGACGATCGATGCAAAGGTTTTTGAAAATCTTACTGAGCATGAAGAAACAATTATTCATCTTACAGAAAACATTCAGAGGCGTGATCTTACTGCCTATGAAGAAATGCAAGCTTTGCTGGAATTAAAAGATCGTGGATTTACAATTGAAGAATTATCGGACCGTATTGGGCGGTCATTAAAATATGTCTACGATCGTATTAATTTAAGTTTGCTAATTCCTGAATTTGTAAATAAGCTACAGGATGGAATTCTTCAGGTTTCGCACGCAAAGGAATTAATCAGATTAACACCAACTGATCAAAAAGAACTTTTTGAAATGTGGGGAGATGGATTTTCATTAAATGAACTAAGGGAGTTAATTAAAAAGCATTTTAATTTAAAACTTGCAAATGCTCCTTTTATGGTAAATGATGAATCATTGCTTTTAGGTGCCGGGGCTTGTACTGATTGTACAAAAAGATCAGGTAGCACAAACAGGCTTTTTGAAGGATATGAGGCTTCAGATATTTGTTTTGACAAAAATTGTTATCAGTCTAAAGTTGTCAATCACATTGAAAGCCTTAAAAAAAGTTGGGAAGGTCTTGGTGTTGAAGTAATAAAAGTATCTGACAGGTGGTTGTCTGAAAAAGACCGGCAAGAAAAAGGCGTCCGGTTACTTTCAGAATTTATTCAAATTCCCAAAGAGGCAGTAAAGAATCATACCAGGCAGTCAATTGCATTGATCGTTGACAGTTTTGGCAAAGTTGGCCGGTATGTTGATATTCTTTCTGATGATCAGCGCAATGAATACAACAAAGAAGTTAAATTGCTACAGGGAGAAAAACAAATTGAAAAACAAAATCCTGATGCAAAACCCCTTAAAGAAGCGAAAATAAAATTTGTAAATGATTTGCTTGGAAACGTAGTTCGCGAGGTTACTATTAACGAATTTAATGGTATTCCGAGAGGTTTTCGAATTGCAAACGTTATCAGTTTGTTTCTTGCATTACCACTTTCTGACAGGATTGAAATTGCAGAAGCAAGGAATTGGATGACAGCTCCAAATTATACAACAATTGATGAAGATCAATTAAATGATCGGATTGCTTGTATTAATACTGTTTATCACAACATTAAAAATGCAGGAGATAAAACGATTAAAGAGCTCGAATTTACGCTACAGGCTTTCATGCTAAAAGGATTACAAGTAAATAGTGAATCATTTGAAATTGTAACTTCAATTGCTGGTGATTTTGCTATTGATACAGCTAAATTGCTTAATGAGATTAATGAGCAATTTGGCGTAAATTTAGAAATTGATTTATTCTAGCAATATGGAATGTATCAATAAATATAAACCTTGGAGTTCTTTGGAAGAAGAATATTTGAGAGCTAATTATAAAGATAAAACATTCAATGAATTATCTATTGAAATGGGACGAACATCAGATTCGATAAGAAAGTATTTAAAATCTTTGAATCTGAAGAAAAAAAATAAGGACACAAGAATTAAACAAGCTGGTAAAAGGGGCCGTAAGGTTCAGGCGTGTTCAATTTTTGGGTTTATTGAGGAAGGTAAAAAAGTTCTTGCGCGAAAAAAACAACTAAAACAATTGCTTGAAGAACGCAAAAAGAAAGCAGCAAGAGAAAAAAAATGGTCAGAAGAGTTTACTCATTCCGAACAACCAATTGTAAGAAATAATCCAACTTCTGGAGTTCGATTGTTTCTTTTGCTAAATGGTAAAATAAAAACAACACTTGAAATTTCAAACGAATCTAAACTTGACAGCAGAATAACAAAACTTAAAGAAAAATATGAAAAAGTTGAAATTTTAAAGCAACAAAATATTTAGTTTAAAATTTATTTTTATTTGTTTGCTATTACAAAAATAAACACTATTTTTGTAATAGCTTTTTTATTTAAACACATTATACACTAAAAAATGGATTCATTAAAATTAAAATCATTGATGTTGTCAAACTTTGGTGAGTTTGAACAGATTTCCGTAAGCTTGAACGATAATGTTACCTATTTGATAGGTGGAAACGGATCCGGAAAAAGTACAATTGGTTTAACCGGATTATGGTTTGTTATGCAGGGTATTGCAAGCAAGGCTACTAAAGAGGTAAAGACTCCACTAATTGCTGAACGCTTTCGGTTTATTGGAGGAAATGCCGCTAATACGACGGGTTCTGTTGTGTTGTTTGATGAAAAATCAGGCAATGAAATTGAGATTACCCGAAAGATGACAAAATCAGGCCAAACGCTTGAAATAAAAGCACCCGAAGGTGTTTATCTTACCCAGGAGTGGTTGAATGACATTTTTGATCCGTACATGATTGCCCCGGCTCAGTTTTACAATCTTTCTTCAAAAGAACAGGCTTTGGCCCTTGGTATTGATACTGAAGCGCATGACAAGGCAATTGAACTAAAAAAGCAGGATTTAAGCACTGAAGTTGCAATCGGTAAACGCACTGATGAAGCGATAAGCAATATTCAGCTTACACTTGAAGAAATTGCCAAATACACGGAGAAAAAAGACAGCGTAACACTTAGTCAGAAACTTCAAAAGGCTCAGGCAGCCAAAGACCGTGTAGCTTTCAGACAATCCAGAATGATTGCAGTATCAGAAAGTATTGAGCGATCAGAAGCAGAGATTGAGCGTATTAAGGCTGCATTCGTGGCCGCGTTGAAAATACAACGTGAAAAAATCAAAGAATTTCAAGCTGAATCAAATTCTTTGCTGGAAGAAGATGCCGAGTACCAAATTATGCAGGATCAAGATCCGGAAAGTTTTGATGTGGAATTTATTTCGAAAGAACTTTCAGAACTTGACAAGCATAATGATAAGGTTAAGGATGTTGAAACATATAAAAGTAAACTTCAGGAACAGCAAGAGCAACAATTGAAGATTGAAAAAGCAAGAAATGCTGTAAAAGATGCCGAAACAGCCCGTGTAAAATACCTGAAAGAATCTAACCGGTTGCCGTTTGAAAACATGAGTGTAAATGATAAGGGAGAATTGTTGTTGAACGACAAGCCGATCAGACCTCCATATTTTTCAACTGGAGAACTTTTGAAGTACGTTCCTATCATTCTTTCAGAGACCAGGGAAACGCCGCTTAAATACGTGTTTTTGCAGGATTTTAGCCTGATGGATGAAGATAAACAAGCTGAAATTATTGCATACCTAAGCGAAAAGGGCTTCCAAATCGTTATTGAGGTGGTTGAAAAGAGACCGGAAGCCCGGCCAAATGCGATTATTCTTACCGGGGAACGAATTGTAAACGCTGAATCATAGAGCTATGAGAAAGAAAGAAAGTTGGATGTTCAAAGGGGCTATTGTATTGGCCGGAGGGAAAAAGGGAAATATCTCAAAAATGCAAGAAAACAACTTAAATGGGGTTGATTACGTGTACTACATTTATGTGAAGTTAGAAGGTGAAAAGACTGCAAAGCCTTATCATCCGAACGATATTGAAGAACTAAAATTATAATAAATCATGATACACAAAGTAGAATGCGTGATGCTATCATGCGATAACTGTAAAAAAGATTTTGAAGAATACCACAATGGATTTTCAATATTCGTTGATGAGAATTCGGCACATGAACATGCAGCAAATGACAATTGGTACTTGGATGGTGACAAGCATTATTGCCCTGATTGCTACACGCTGGATGATGATGATAAATTAATTTTAAAACCTATTGATAATGAGCATTAATAAAGCAATACTAATCGGAAATGTCGGTAAAGATCCTGAAGTAAAGCGTCTTGAAAGTGGGATAACGGTAGCAAACTTTTCCCTGGCTACGACAGAAAACTATACCGCTAAAAACGGCGAAAAAGTAACCACAACAGAATGGCATAACATCGTTTTATGGCGTGGGTTGGCTGAAGTAGCTGAAAAATACGTGAAAAAAGGCTCCAAACTTTATATTGAGGGAAAAATAAGAACTAGAGCTTGGGAAGACAAAGACGGAACCAAAAGATACACGACAGAAATATACGGCGATAATATGCAGATGCTTGGAGGTGGAAACGGAGAACGTAAAGAACCAGTACAACAAACAGGACAACAGACGGAAGAAAATTGGAGTAAGCCGGAAGAAGATGATTTACCATTTTAATACATACTTGTGTCCTACTTTGCATCGCACAGCGGTAATTGAATCAGATGAAGGTAAAACACCATATCTGATTCAATGCCCTGAATGTGGAAAATTGGCAAAATCAGAAGTGTATTCTTACAAAGGTGACATTATACCTACTCATGAGTTTTACATGCCTAAAATTGAATATTTGGGCACTCTTTCCGAACAGGAATTACTGCGATATAAAAACAATGTTTTATTTATTCGAAAAATATCATGATTATAACAACTACTGAAAACAAAATAATTGATAAAGCCTATTCTATTATAGGTAAAAGAAAACAATTGCTTAAATCAATTGAAGAACTTTGTGAGTTAGCTCGTGCAATTAGCAGAACATTAGAAGATGATAAATCTGATGTGTGTTCAGACAATCTTGCAGAAGAAGTTGCTGACGTTTACATTGTTTTAGAATACGTTAAAAAGCAAGTTCCTGAAGAAATGCTACTTATGGCAAAGAAAAAGAAGCTTGAAAGACTTAGAAAGCGATTGATTGCTATTGAAAAAACAAATAATGATAACTAGATTATACGGAATTGTTAAAATACATGCGATAATCAATAAGTTTAATTTTAAAAAAGGAAATGGCAAATTGTGTAACATACGTATCCGGGAATGCAACAATAGTTACAGATGGAGAACGTAGAGAAGAAGCTTTAAAAGTTTTGGAAAAGGTAAAAAAGGAAAGAAAAGGCAAAAATTTTATTCTTGTTTCTGTTGATAAGAAAACATACAAAGAAATTGAAGTAAAACAGGAATCATGCAAACAGATGAAGAAATCATTGAAAAAGCAATAAATCTGACAGATAGTTATTATTTGAAAGTTCATAATGAAACAAGCAATGTTAACTGGGTAACTAAAAATTCAAATGATCAGGAAGGTGATTATTGTGATAAATGTATTGAGAAAGCAGTAAAAAATCACAGGAAAGAATACCTTATTGAGCAAAGAAAGAAACCTATACGTCCAAAAAATACGGAAATACCGGAATATATGTATGATTATTACCGGGATGATCCATTTGATAAATTTGATTATTGCTATAATTACGGAGGTGGATACGAAAATGACGGCTTTCTTTTTTGCGACGAATGCGGCCAACGTCTTGAAATAAGTCTACTCTTGGATGAGCAGGAGTTAGATCATTGGGAAAACGTTGAAATTGGAAAGACAGATAGTACCGGGTATGAGTTGAATATGATTTTTGAATGCTACGATAACACCAATTACAAAGAGCTAAAAATTAAAATAGTTGAATTGGCCAAAAGAGCAATTGAAGTATTTAAAGAATAAACACAAAAACACAAAAAAAATGAGAAAATCAAAATTTGAAGTATTGTTCAGGGGGAAAAGAGCAGACATCTATGAACCTATTGAGGGATTTTATTGGTCTGATGGAACATGGCACTACATCAGAAGTAATGGGGTAGATTATGAGGTTGAAGCAAAATCAATCGGCATGTTTACCGGGGAGTTTGATAAAAATGGGGAAAGAATATTCGGTTCTATTCCTGTGAATGGGGAAATGTCAAAAGGAGGGGATACTGTGTCAATTGAGTTTAGTGGGGATGATACAGAAGAATCTGAAGTAGTTTTCAGAGACGGTGGGTTTATCGTTGAAGCCGATTTTGGAGATTACGAAAATACTACAATTGGTTGGGCTATTGAGGTAGCGTTTGTTGAAATTGTTAAAGAGCTACAGGAAGCCAAAGAAATTGTTTCTGATATTGTTGATGGCATTACAAAACCAAGTCCGGGATTTTTAGAACGTCTTATTGACGAAAAGAATGAAGTTGACGGACGTATTGGTAGGCTTGAAGTCTTTTTCATGAAAGATAAATCAAAGGAAATTGATCCGGAGCAAATCACATTGCTAAATATTCAATTACAGGTAATGAAAACATACAGCCAGTGTTTGCACGAAAGACTTGTATGGCTACAAAAATAAGTGGGGAAATTGAGCAATGAAAAGAAAGTTTAAGTATAAGCATTCATTTGACAATATCAGCTTTAACAACAGATGGAAACAACCAGTATATTCAAGAAATTGTAATTGGACAATAATTGGAATACACAAACGATGGTTTAATCCAAAAGAATACTCATTTAAATTATGCTTTTTTGGATTTGAATGTTCAGTTCGAATGAAGAGAGAATAAACAAAATAATTAACCATTAAAATTTAATTGTATGAAATTTGGAGAAGCTATAGAAGCATTAAGACAAGGCAAAAGAGTTACACGTTTAAATTGCATGTGGAGTGGATTATTTGTATTTATGCAAATTCCTTCTACTATCTCGAAGGAAATTGTTCCAAAAATGTAGTCTTTACCTCAGTCGGTAAAAGATGAATTTCAAAGAAGGTTCAAGGATGAACAAATCAATGCAATTTATTACGACGATCAATTAGCAATTGTTAATGAAAGCAATTTGATTTGTGGTTGGACACCGACTATTACTGATATTCTGGCTGAAGATTGGGTAGTCTTAGATGTGACAGAGAGTGAACACAGAGAAGAACAGAGTGAACAATTTTGAGTGAACAAAAGTGAACAATGTAAATCATTGACACACATCACAGTAGATAAAAGCCGAAAGAGTGGGAAAAGTAAAAAACTCGCCTTTCGGCTTTTTGGTTTAAATTGTTCACTGAACACACCGAACAATTTTATAGAATGCGAACCTTTACACTTAAAGAGCTTAGTCCAGGATTCCTGATTAAGTCTAATTTGCAAATAGAACTACCTGATAAAGCTATTCCGTTTAAGATAAAAATTGCTGAATATTATTTAAATCAATGCGCTGGAAGTCCGGCAAAAGCGTTGAAGCTTTTTTCTAACCTTGGACGCACTCAGCTTTTTAAATACACGAAATCAAAATTTGCTCTTTCATTCGATCAGGAAAATGAATTGAAACGGATGATATTAAATCCTATTGTACTTCGATTATTTAGATTGGGGAAAGATAGCGGTGACCGTCTTCATGTGGTATATATGGATTTAGAAGATGCTGGGGTCACTCCTATTCAGGTTGAAATACTTGATGTGAAAGAAATATCCCAGGTTCGAAGAAAGGTTATTGAGGAAAAGAATAAGCGCGATGAAGAAACAACGACTGACGAATTTGAAATATTGCAGCTTGCAAAGCAAATTTGTAGCCGGGCGGCTTCCGGTGTTGAGACGTTGGAAGAAAGTTGCATTTCATATGGGGTTACTCCTGAAATGTTTAACGAGTGGCTTTATAAATATGAGGACGTTCGGCAGATGTATGGAGAGAGCGTTTCAATTATGGCGTGGATTGTTGCCAACGTTGGCCGGGCTGCTGTGTTACAAAAATTGGCAAAACACATAACAACAGGTAAGCGTACAACTACAAGTACCAGGTACAAGAGAAAATTACTCAGGTCTGGCAGTTTTGGCTTTGTTGAAGATTCTAAGGTTGAAACTATTGAAGAACTGGATCCGGATAAATTGTTTGCTTTGTATTTGAGTCTGAGAGCTGAGTCTGATAAATCAAGTCAAAAACTTGGAATTAATTATTCCAACATGGACATGGATAGGATTGAAGAGCAAGTAATGAAGGCCCTAAAAGAAAAAGGTAAAATATGATAGAAATAAAGGACCGATCAGACAGACTAATTGAAGAGTATAACAAAAGGCTTATATATGAAGATTACCAAAAAAATCCAGCAAAATGGTATATTGAGAAATTTAAAGAGCCTGAAGTAAATTTGTTTTGGGATCGACATCCGGGATATGATGGTCATATGTGGGACGGAACACCTAACCCATTTTTCAGAGCTATGCAGGCATTGGCACAAGGGAAAGATGTGGGTATCGAGTCGGCCACCGGTACCGGAAAAACTTTTATTGCACCACGTGTTGCATTTTGGTTTCTTGATTGCTTTCCAAATTCACACGTAATATGTACGGCCCCTACAGCGGACCAGTTGAAAGAAGTTCTTTTCAAAGAAATAACGATCGCGTTTCCAAAATTCAGGAAACTACGGCCAACGGCTGAACTGTTTGCACTCCAGATGAAAGTTGATCCAAATCTTTCAACTGGTGATGAAGATGATCAGAATAGTGTAAAATGGAAAATTACGGGCATGGTTGGAGGAAAACGCGCCGGCGCTGAATCTTCGGTAAAATTTCAGGGACACCATCAACGGTATCAGCTTTTCATATTGGAGGAAGCCGCTGGAGTTGATATGGCCGTACTAAAGGCAATTATCAATACAAACCAGACCGATGTTAAAAAAGGAGTTTTGAATTTGATACTGGCCATTGGCAATCCTGATAGCCAGCTCGACACATTACACACATTTTGCCAGCGGCCCAATACGGAGCACATTGTCATAAGTGCCTATGATCACCCAAACATTGTAACCGGGGAAACTAAGATTCTGGGGGCCGTTACGCAACATTCAATAGATATTCGCCGCGAAGAGTACGGGGAAGACAGCCCATTTTTCAAATCCCGTGTCCGGGGAATCGCGCCAACTGAAGACGTGAACGCATTGATAAAATCGGTAATGCTCGATAAGTGCAATCGGAACGATAAAGAGCATTATGTAGAGATTAGTGGTAAACAACGTAGTTACAATGCTTCAGGGGTTGACGTTGCAAACTCAGTAGATGGTGACAAAGGTTGCGTTGCCCACGGAAGGGGAAAGGAATTGCTTTACCTTCGTGAATTTTCATGCCCTAATGCAAATTTTCTTGCTTACAACTTGGTTGAGCCTGATGTGGATGTAATGAAGCGATCAGAAGGATTAAAATTTAACTACAACCCTGTTTACAATATTCCAAAGATTAAAGAATTTGACATTATGCCTCAGAACATAGGCGTTGATGTCGTTGGCGTTGGTGTTGGTACACTTAACACATTACATGAGTTAAAAATTAAAGCAATAGGCTTGCAAGGTGGAGCCTATAAAGAAGCATATAAACTTGACAAAGAAGGAAAGCCACTTTATGAATTTAATGGATTAAGAGCTCAGATGTATTTTCAGGCAATGCTTGACCTAAACGATGGAGAAATAATAATCAACATTCCAGACAAGACATTTAAGGCCTTAAAGCGTGAATTGCTTATGGTGACCTACAAAGTAAGTGCAGGAAAAATCATCATTTTGAGCAAAGAAGAAATAAAAAAATTGCTTGGAGGAAAATCGCCAAACTTGGCAGATGCCTTTGTTTACTGGAATTGGATGAGACATGGATGGTATAATCCAAGGGGATTTATGCCAATGTAAAAATATTTTGTATTATTTGCTTGTAATTACAAATACAATACATATATTTGTATCAAATAAAAATATACATCCACTATAACACATACTTAAATGAGCGAAGATGATAAAGAGCTTATCAAACAAGCTGAAAACGCTGATGATTGGAGTATAGTATCTGATTTGAAATTAAAAGCTTCTTCAGAAGAAGCAAAAAACATACTTAAAATTAGAATGATAGTTCTTTACAGAAAAGAAGAAGCTTTTGCCGGATTGACTTAGTTACTAACTTAATATTTAAAAAATGAAAAACTTAATTTATTTTTTAGAAAATCACAGCATTAATTTTAAATGTATTATTCAAGACACATCTCTCATTGTTTCGATTATTTTATTAATCGGTTGCATTGCTATGTTTTATGTTATTAAAATTATTGTTTCAGAATTAGTTGAAACAAGGAATTCTCTGTCTTTTGCTGAAGAAAAAGTTGAAGACAAATTGGCTGAACTTTTTGCGGCAAATCATATAAAAGATTGCCTTACTGTTGAAAATTCTGTATTAAAGCAGAAGCTAGAAATAGCAGAAGAAAAATTGGCAAAATTCAATTTTCCTCGTGATTCAAAAGGTCATTTTATTAGCAAAAAACTAAAAATTGCTGAAAATGAATACAATTGAATTAATTCACAATTACCCTATTATTTCATCATTTGTTGTTTTTTTAATTATTGAAACTGTTGTTTTTACAGTAATCATAAAGACGACTCCAAATTCAGATGAAGATGAGTACAATTAAACAATGTAAACATGAAAACAGTTATACATATTGTCGCCGTCTGTATTGTGATATTTTTCATTGCAGACTCAATTGTCCAGTTCAAACCTTTTAAAATAACTTTTCAAAAACCTTATTTAGCTGTTGGAACTGTCTTGCTTCTTATTGCAATTTTCTGTTTTCAGAGGCAGGCCCAAATTGACACAATTAAGGATGTAAAGAAAGCAATTGGCAAAGTCGTAGAAAAAGTTATAACCGAAAAAACAAAGGAGCAATGAAATACTTTATTGTTTGTCCGAAATGTGAGCACATTCATATTTACGATGATCAACAATACATAGCCGGTCATCATAATTGTCCAAAATGTGATAACTGGTTATTGAGTGACGAAATACCGGAGCCAATGCCAGCTATTTCGGTTATGCAACCGTGGGCTTGGTTGCTTTGTTCCGGGATAAAAGATATTGAAAACAGAACGTGGAAAATGCCTGAAAAGCATAAAGGAAAATGGGTTTTGATTCATGCAAGTGCAAAAAGACTTAAAACGCCGTTTGATTTATTGACAAATGAACAATATGACTCAATAGGTCAGGAAAATAGAATTATTGCAAATAATTCACTTGAATACAGTGCCATTATTGGCGCGGTGAAGTTTAAGGACTGTTTTATCAATCACTCATCAATTTGGGCTGAAAAGTCTGAAGGTATTTCAGCCGGTGGACATGTGATAGATAATACAAAACCTATTATCTGGAACTGGCTTGTCTCCCACCCTATCCTATTTGAAAAACCGATTCTAAATGTTAAAGGAAAATTGAGTTTTTTTTATCCGACATTCGAATAAAAAGAACTGAATACTGGAGAATAATGATTGATCAATTACAGCGTCAAATCCTGCAACTCGACAAAAACGGGTGTTTTTCCCTCACATTTAATGAGGACTACAAAATAATAACCAAAAGCTTTCCAGATCAGTTTTTTGACATTGGTAGTGTGGATCCTGTTTATGGCATAGATGGTAACAGCCACCGGAATAACAAAAGCCGGAGCCGGGCGACTAACTCAAAAGAGTATCACAATGCTTTGTGGGATCAGCAAAAGACAGGTGACGAATATTTCACAGAGTTAAAGCGGGTAACAGAACATCAAATCATATTCGGAGCCAATTATTTCCCGGCAATTTGCAGCACTGAGTTTAAAACACCCAGACGGCACGAATACGAACAGTTCATCAAAGATCATCCGACAAACTGGATTATTTGGGACAAAGTGAATTCAACAACAGGGTTTAATGACTGTGAATTAGTGTGGGTTTCGTTTCCAGTACCGACTGAGGTATTTTATTTCATGTGGTCTGGAATGATGCAAGGTAAATCATTTAGAGAAGGTACCGTAATGAATCCGTTTAAAGAAAAGAACCAAAAGCGAATTCATCCGACTGAAAAACCGTTTGAAGTGTATAAGTATTTGCTTTCACGGTTTGCTAAACCTGGTTACAAGATACTCGATACTCATTTAGGTTCTGGAAGCCAAAGAATTGTTTGTTATGATTTGAATTTGAATTTTGTTGGTACTGAGATTGATTCGAAGTATTACGAAGATCAGGAAAACCGGTATAACTGGCATATTTCGCAATTGAAGTTATTTTAAAAATTTACTAACTAACTAGAAAGGAGCGACGAAATGAGATTCAGATAATATTGCCCGCTAAATGCAATGCCCCGGTTTTGGTTATTCATCCGGGGCAAAAAATGCCTGATTAGCTCAATTGATAGAGTGGCTTTTACACCGAAATGTTTCCCCGGAGGGAAAAGGATACTGGTTTAAATCCAGTATCAGGCACACAGATAAAAGTTTGTTTTTTAGATTTTCTTTAATATCTGAAAAATATAAGGAAAACTGTCTCCCTGTGTACTTGGGTAAAGTGCTGGATGGAACTGTGAAAATAATTTTTAAGGTGCGTTCTCGTAATATCTGACTTAGTCAGTGCATAAGGCGAAGGTTCGAATCCTTCCGGTTCCACAACCTTTATTAAGAAAAAGTCAACGCCGATAAGGCAGAAAAGTACAGTTCGAAATGGGCGATTCTGTTTTCTGGGAAATACAACCGGATAGGCGTTGATGAAGTAAAAAACTAAGCGATGGAAGAAAAATTGCATATTGGAAATTTGGAAGAACACCGTAAGATTTGGGGTGATCATGTAAATAGAAAAGTTGTTTTAGTTGGTTCTGGACCAGGTGTATCCGCAGTGGCTTCAGCAATAGCAACGGCACACGGTATATGTGCAAATAGAGTTGAACACATTCATTCAATTGATGAGATTCAGCATTCGAATGAGGAATTGATCGAGGTAGGTATATTGCCAGAACCAACGATATTACCTTATACAGCACGTCCAGAATTGCCAGAAATTGAAATGTTCGACATGAAGTACTCACACTTGACAAAGAAAAAACGTGAAGCAATTATCATTCCGGTTCGTACAGAGCCCAAAATATTCAGGAATAGGCCGTGTCCGTGTGGATCGGGAAAGAAGTATAAATACTGTTGTGCAAAGTAATTATGTTTAAAATTATTTAGATACTTACTGGGGTGTAATTACAATCGAACCTTTTAGGAATTGAAATGAGTTAAACAGATGTACACCCAACAATAGCCATTAAACCGGATTAGAATTAGTCCGGTTTTTTTTATTTGAAAAATATCATTTAATTGTTTTGTATTACAAAAATAGTATTTATATTTGTCGTGTAAACACTGAAACACTAAAACACATAAACACAATGGCAGCTAAAAAATTTAACACATCAGTTATCCCGGTAAACGAATTAAGGTTTGCAATTAAGGTTAAAAGTTCAAACTATTTCGCAAATGTTGACACTATGATCATTGTAGATAAAAAGACAATGGAAGTTTGTGAAGATTTTGACTGTAACAGAATGATTGATGCAGTAAAGTTTTTGAAAGATGTGGTTAAAGAGATTGGTTTGAAAGTGAAATTTAATCACATCAACAGATTTGGAATGTGTGATTTATGTTATTAATGTAAACACTCAAACAAGTAAACACCATGATGGCAATAATTACAGACAACTATTCAGGACAAACAATCAATTGTTCAATAAAGTCAGTAGTTGATAAAGACACTTACACTCGGTACGAAATGGATTCAAAAAAGTGCAATGTGTGCCAAAAGTCACAATTCGATCCTGAGTGCTCTGACTATAAAGTTTACGCAATTGAAATTTATAACTCAGGCAATACAAGAGTTTGGGCAAAATATACAACGGCTAGAGGTAACTGGTCACAAGGTGGCCAATGTGTCGATGCTGAAGTAAATCAAGTAATCATTTAAACATTTAGATAATGACAACAAACAATAACATAACACTGAAGCATATCATTGCAGAAAAAGGACTTGAATATTTAATTGGAAAGCAGATAAAAAACATTGAATCAGGTGAGGTTGAGTATATTCACCCAAATAGCCTTCGACTTGCAATAGCAAACAGTAAGGGCGAATCATTCTTAGAACAATCATACATACAAAGGTTCTACGGTGGCAAAACCCCAGAATCAACACAATGGATTTACACAAATCAATACACACTTGTTTAAACACTTAATCATTAAATCATTTAGACATGTTTAATTCAGACTTCTATCCTACCCCGTTGTCAGTTATTGAAACGATGTGCGCCGGGATCGATTTACACGAAAAAAAAGTTTTGGAGCCGTCAGCAGGTTCTGGTAATATAGTTGACTATCTTCAAACATTCGGGGCCGATGTTATGGCCTGTGAGATAGATCAACGATTAGCGAGTATTGTCGGGCAAAAATGCCGGTTTTTGAGGACAGACTTTTTGCAAGTTGAAGCACATGAGATCAGCCACATTGATTACATCATCATGAACCCGCCATTTTCTGCCGATGAGAAACACATAATACATGCGTGGAACATTGCCCCGGAAGGTTGCCAGATCGTTGCATTGTGCAATTGGGAAACTCTGGCAAATGCCAGGTTCAGGACCCGGGAGCAATTGAAAAAAATTGCTGACGAAAACGGCAATTATCAAAACCTGGGAGATGTATTTTCAAAAGCAGAAAGAAAGACAGGTGTAGAAGTTGGCCTTATTCGCCTATTCAAGCCCCGTAAAGCATCTGAAACTGAGTTTGACGGGTATTTCGACATGACAGAAGAAGAAGAGGCCCAGAATAACGGGATAATGCAGTATTCAGAAATCAGAAATATTGTAAATAGGTATGTTGGGGCCGTAAAAATGTTTGATTCGGTTATGGAGGTATCAAAGTCAATCAATGATCTGATAAATCCTATCAGTGCTGGTCTTGGTATTGAGTTTGGAGCACACGCAACAAGCCGGAATAACCTGTATAATAAAATAGATCGGGAAACATTTAAAAAGCAACTTCAAAAATCGGCTTGGCGGTCAGTTTTCAATAAAATGAACATGGATAAATACGTCACTCAGAAAGTGATTGCAGACCTGAACGCTTTTATTGAAAAACAATCGAATGTACCGTTCACTGTAAAGAATGTTTACCTGATGATTGAAATGATTGCCGGTACACACGTAAGCCGTTTAAATGGGGTTTTGGTTGAAGCATTTGAACGAATTTGCGGTTATTCATACGATAACCATTCAGGAGGTGAAGGATGGAAAACAAACAGCGATTACAAGGTTAACAGGAGGTTTATTCACCCGTACATGTGCGAATATGACACCAGGTGGCCCAGCGAAACAATGAAAATTCGTTATGAACGTGGTGACCATATGGACGACATTATAAAAGCACTTTGTTTGTTGACTGGAGAAAAATACGAAAATCAGATCCCGCTTAGAAACTATTTTAGTTACCCGTTCCACTTAAAGAGGGAAGACGGAACTTTATTGGGTGGATATGAGTACAGCTATCAAAATGTAGAACAGGCGCAAAGTGCTGTTAAAAGTTTGTTAGAAAAAAAAGGTATAAAAGTAATTATTAGCAGTACTGGCCGCGAATGGGGCCAATGGTATGAATGGGGGTTCTTCCGGGTTCGAGGATATAAAAAGGGGACCATGCACTTTGAATTCAAGGATGAAAAAGTCTGGGAAAAATTCAACAGAAAGGTAGCCGAAATAAAAGGCTGGGCACTCCCGAAACAAACAGATACAAAGAAGAAAGGAACAGAGCGACGCAAGGGGAAAGGGGTAGAAGTTTACGAAGATTAAAAAAAAGTTTGCTTTGACTAATATTTTTATTCTTTTTGTTTGCTGTATGCAAACTAATTTCTATATTTGTAGAAGTAATTAACACTGCGGGGGCAGCAGGATAAAAACGCTAAGTTCTATGAAACAAATGATCAACGCAATCGAAAAGATTGCAAAAGAAAATCCAGAAGGATTTACGGTTAAGCTTCCAGAAATGAGCTGGGTGATTTCAGGTTACATTGTAGCTTACAAAGAAACTCAAAATTGTTTCGGAGCAGATGGATTGAAAAAAGCAGTTGAACATGCTTTAAGTCATGACAAAATCGTAGGTGGATGGATGAACGAAGAAAACAAATTGTTTTACTTCGACTCTTCAAAAATCTTCGAAAATCTTGACGAAGCTGTTCAATTTGGTCGTAAAAATGAACAGATAGCAATTTTCGATCTAAACACCTTCAAGGAAATTCGACTTTAGAGAGGCGAGGGGGGTAACCCCTCCCTTTCTTTTTTTAATTCACAAAAAATATAGAGATGAAAGGCATTGAAAAATTAAACTTGACAAAGGAGCAAAAAAGGATTTTAGAAAAATCTGAAGTAAGCTTTAAGAGATTTGCAAGGGTTTATTTTGAGGTGATCAGAATTGACGAAAAAGAGGCAATTATTAAGGTTTGGCAGCAAGAAAACCCAGCTCAGAATTACCTTTCAGCAAAAGAATTGATTGAACGTACAAAGGGCGTTTTTGAAGGCATTATTCCAGCCGGTGTAAAAATACATTGTCGTCCGGTGCCGTATGAACCCAGCGAGCTCAGGAACCTAACAATTGAAGTAATAAAGAGAGATATTGAGCAGTTTGGATTAAAACCGAAAGACCTGGTTAAGCTGTTGGACATTGATAAATCTTCATTGAGCCTTATTTTGTCTGAAAACAGGGAATTGAGCAAAGCAAACCGGGCAATGTTCTACTATCTGTTGAAGTACTTAACTGTAACATCTTAGTGCAGTCAATTTGTTTTATGTATACATTGTAAATGAATATCACCAAATTATACATATGAAACGGAACGATCTTCAAAAAATTAAAAAAAAATTAACTCTTAAGGAAATTGCAAAAAAAGAATTATCATTTAAAAAAGTTGTAGAATTTTATTTCCCAAGCAAAAACGATTCAGAGCTTGATAAAATTTTGTGGTCAAATACTGATTTTCCGTATGTTGAAAACAAACAAAAAATTGTAGATCAAATCTATTTGTTTTACATTAAATCAACAAATGGTTCTGTTAATCCTAAAAATAGGAAAATTTCGGCTATTAGTTTTTGATTTTAATTTGGATTCTATACATGCTTTTTTGATTAATTGTTTGGTATTTTGTGCTTGCCGTTCCCAACCGTGGGGGCGGCTTTTTTGCTTTTAACAAATATAGCACGTACATTTGTTAAAAGTAAAGCACAAATGACACTAGATGACTTAAAAATCAAGTATCGTACTTTAATTGGTATTGAGATAATTGATATAAAAAAAATTAGAGAAGCTATTTACATAGTTATCAAAAAAAATTATCAAGGCGGTTTATTCTCAAATATTGGCCTTGAACAAAACATAAGAACAAATATAAATATTTACTTTCCAGATCGTAAATTGATTTTTTTGTGGTTATATCCAGGTCCAAAAGATATAAATTACATTTTATCAAAAGAATATGTGTTTCATATTTCTGATGTATTAATGATAAGTAAAATAATAAATAGCCATGTTACAACAATTTATGTTCACGGGAAAAAACGAATTCATTTTTCAAAAAGAAAAAATGTAATTATTGGAGATTTAATAAATATCGGTGGATTAGAATTTGATGGGTTTAATTTAAACAAAGAAATTCCTGATATTATAAATATAAATACAAACCGTTTTTTTTGTCTTACTCCTATTCCATGTATTGCAAAAATTGAAGATGGTCGAGTGTTTTTTGAATACTTTTTTGAAAAATATACGGTTGGATTATTAAACAAGCTTACTATTAAAATACAAAACAATGAAAACAGAACAATTAACAAATGATGACAGAAAATTTTATAAAACCCGTTTAATTTTTTTGAAAAGTGAAATTGAAAAATTAGAACAACAACTTGATACTTGTTTTAGTGACCGGACTAAAGATATAATTTTGGACCGTATAAAAAGCCGCACAGCGGATTATAATCAATGCGAAAAATTTTTAAATAATTTTGCTTGATATGCTTTTTTTACAAAAATAGTGTTTATATTCGTGCTTCATTAATGTAAACACTGAAACACATAAACACTAAAACACAATGAAGTCGGAATCAATTAAACGTAACTTAGAAAGCTTGGTTATTACAAGATCGCTAGGTCTTTTTCTGTACAACTTCAGATCGAATGACATTCATGATTTGATCTCGCAGAGTAGCGAATTTGCTCATGTATGGAAAGAACTAGAAGAAGTTGCTCTGGAAAGAAGTAAACAAAGTGGTTGGATGGCTACCGTTAAGCATACTGAATTTTACGATGCGTTTTACTCAAAAATGTCTTATGCAACTCAGGCTCTTATCATTGAAAAAGCGGTTGAACTTTACGGAAAAGAAGCAAAGCAAAATATAGAATTATCGATAAAGATTCAACAAGTACAGGAAGATCAATGCAAAGGTAGAATTGAAAGAAAAGGACAATCACCGGAAATTACAAACATTATTCAAATAGAAAGTAAAACGACATTAGAATCATTGCATAAAAATGATAAATTCAAATTTAACGACACTGTTTATACAGTTAGAAGAAAATGGATTAATGATGATAAGCCTCTGATTGCTTACGATCAACATGGTTCAGTGCAACGGTTTTATTACGAGGGTCTTGAAATTATAAAAGTAGAATAACACACAGAAACACACTAAAATGAAAGTAATGTCAACGAAAGGCGTGATATAGGGATGGAGGAATGGATGAAAGAACACTTATCAGAAAGCGACTTTGAATTTTATAAAGCAAATGGAAAATAAAAAAAACAATCAATATACTATATATGGAATTACCGTTAGTTATTTAACGGAAAGCGAAAAAAATGTAATTGAAATAATGCAAAAAGGTGAAGGAATAGCAGGATACGATAAAACAAAAGAAGCAATTATAAATTGGATTAATACATGCTTATCAGAAAGGATTATTTCTAATTAATTATAAACACACTTTACACACTAAAACATGAAAGTAATTAGCATTGCCCAGCACAAGGGCGGTACCGGAAAGACAACTACAACCCTTAACCTGGGTTATGGTTTGGCCAATGCCGGGAAGAAAGTTTTACTGGTTGATATGGATGCTCAGGCCAACTTAACTGATAGCCTTGAAATTTCTGAAAGCAGCACAATTGAAGGCAAAAACATGTATCACTACATGACCATGAAGGCAAAGAACCCGACCCCGTTAAAAGTAACTGAAAATCTTTTCATCCTGCCCAGTTCGATTGATCTGGCAGGGGCCGAAACGGAAATGAATTCAATTCCTTCGAGGGATTTAGTTCTGAAGAAGATCCTGCAAAAGATAGACGGTTTTGACTTTGTTTTGATTGATTGCCCGCCGTCGCTTGGTGTTCTCACACTAAATGCTCTTATTGCGTCGAATGAGGTTTATGTACCTATGCAAGCAGAATTGCTGCCATACAAAGGATTGGCAAAGCTTTCTGATGTATTGGCTCTCATCAGGGAAATGTCGGACAGTACGATTGACATTTCAGGGATTCTTTTAACCATGACCCAGGGTACAGTTTTAAACCGGGACATTATAAATATCCTGAAAGAGCAATATGGTGACAGGGTTTTTTCGAGCATGATCCGCAGGAATATTGCGATAAGCGAAGCGATAACACAAAAAAAATCTATTTTTGAATATGCGCCAGAAAGCAATGGGGCAAAGGATTACAGCGAATTCGTAAACCTTGTTTTAAGTAAATCAATTAATCATGTAAACGTGTAAACATTCGGCGAAATGGCAAAGAAAAACTTTTCAGGCTTATCAAGTCTCATTACCGGCAATATTCAACCAGAAGAAACAAAACCAGAAACGGCCTCTTTTTTGAGTTTTGGCGTTAAAAGACAATCCGAGAACAAAAAGCTAAAGGGAGATAAAGGATATTACCGCAAAACGTTCCTGATGGACTCAGAATTAGGTGATATAATTGAAGCTTGGGCATGGTACACACGGACAAAAGAAAAAGATATTGCAGAAAAGGCGTTTAGTGACTACTTGAACAAACTTGATCAGGATGAGTTACAAAAGGCTGTTTTGGGGTTTAAAAAGACCCAGAAATAAAATGTTTTTAGGTTTTTCCGTATTTCTTTTTTTTCTTATTTTCTTTTATTTTATAATATTTTCAGCGTCGTAACAGATTGATTTATAAATATCTGAAAGGGCATAACCGGACAATTTACATTAATAACCGGACAATTTACATTAATAGCCGGACGGATTACATTTGACAACCGGACACTTTACATGCGAAGAGCGGACATTTTACATGCGAAACCGGACAATCTACATAAACACCATTTTTACATGATTTTTAACTTGTTAATATCTTTTTTTATTTCTCAAAACGTTGATTTTTAAGACAAAATAAAATAAATAAGTATAATTAACAAAATAATAGCCGGACAGAATACATAAATGGCCGGACACTTTACATTGATTTAAATTCTTTGAATTGCCCGATTGGTAAGAGAAAAAAGAGAATAATCACAAAATTGTAATTGCATATTTGTTGCATGTTAATAAAATACAATTGATTATTAGAAATGTATTTGTTAAAATTACACTCATGGAAGCACAAACACTAGACACACCAAAACCAAAACGTTACATTGCGAAAAGTAACGATTATATAAATAGTCCAAAGCATTTGACAGCGGCCCAACGAAACGTTTTGAATGTTATCCTGACAAAGATTAAGCTGAATAGTGATATTGATTTTATAGATTTTCAGCTTCGGGAAATATCGGAGCTTATGGGTATAACAGTGACCAATTTTGAACAATTCAGGCAGGTATTTCGAACAATGAAATCTATTGAGGTTGTTGACATTGCCAGCGAAGGTTTGAGTATTGACAGCTTGATAGGAGAGACTGTTTTTCTACACAACAACATGGGTGTTCGGTTTTACCTTACCAACATGGCAAAAAATCATTTTGTCAAACTTCATGGCAAACAATACACTAAACAGCTTTTAAGCAGTTCCATATTTCAAAGCGTATATGTACATGAAATTTGGGATTTAATTTGTCAGATCAAGAATAAACGGGTAAAAACTATTGTTTTAAGCATTGAGGATCTTCGTTCAAGAATGATGATTCACCCAGGGAAATATTCAGAATTCAATGACTTTAAAAAGCGTGTTTTGGAACCATCAAAACAAACGATAAATGAAAAGACTGGAATCAAAATAGACTATCAGCCTATAAAGGTGGGCCGAAATATTGTTTCGGTTAAATTCATGATTGTATCGATTGTTGAAGCAGAACAAAATGAAGTTGTAGAAATTCCTCCAGTTAACAGCTCTGAAGATCAGGAACGAATGAGAATTATTTTGAAAAAGGAATTTAAATTTACTGATGAAGAAATTGAAATGCTTTGTACAAAATACCCTTCAAATGATTTTTTTAAATTGTTGTTTTCGATTCGTAATAGAAAGGGTTCTCCTACTGAGGTAAAGAATCCAGAACGTGTTATTATATTTGACTATCAACGAGTGACAAAGTAAAGTTAACGTATAAGTTAATCAGAACCCGGACTATATAGTTCGGGTTTTTTAGTTTATTGACAATCCTATCAGTTGCAAAATAATAATTAAAATAGGAAAATGAGAAAATTAATAAAGTGGCTTGCTTCTGCTGTTGAAGATAGAGCGGGAAGTATTTCATCAAAACGCCTTGGCTTTTACTGGTGTTTATTAATGCTAAGCAAAGCAATAACACAACCAGGAATAAACGAAATAGTTCTTTATACCATTGCCGGTCTGGCTTTTGGTCTGGCTGGTTTAACAATACCTGAATGGTTTAGTCAAATTAAAAATAATAAGGAGTTAGAAAAATGAAATCACTACAAATTTTAATTGCATTGCTATTTTTAATATCCGGGTGCTCGCTTCAGAAAAAATCAATTAAGACGGATATTGATACGGCAACTAAAACAGAGTTTACAAAAATTGACGAAGTTAAATCTTCAGACAGTGAGCAAAAAGACAAAACAACTGAATCGACGGACAACATTCAGAATGATAAAAATTCTGATTATACGATAAACACTAAAACAACAGAGTACTATCCACCTGAACCAGGTTCAGGAAAAGAAAAGGGTGCTATTAAGTCTGAAACAGAAACTTCAACAGAAAAGCATGATTCAGATAAGACTAAGCGTGAAACAAAAGCAAAAAAAACCGATAAAGGGAAATCTGAAGCAAAAAAAGATCAGAAATCAGAACAGATAGGGAAAGAAAAATCAAATGTGTCGGTTAATTCTGTTGAGAAGTCAAAGCCGTCGCCAAACCGATTGCCGTGGATTTTTGGAATATTGGCATTAGTTGTTTTTGTGATCATTTATTTCAACAAATCACCATTTGTTACCAGAATAAAATCTTTAATTAAAAGGATTTATAGTAAGTAAAAAATTCAATTATAGGAACTTCATTGAATAATTATTGTTTAACTTTTAAAATTCATTACATGAAAAAGTTTATTGTATTGTGTATTTTTTCTATCGTGATGGTTGCTTTTTGGCCACCTGGCCAACAGGTAAAAGCAGCAAATACCAATTAGGTAAGTTTTGTTATTGATTTGGTGAATGTGGCACCTGTTGCTATAATGGCTCAGGATAGTTACAGCATCAATAAAGAAGTAAAAAACACGTTGCCGGGTTTCGCATTTATTTATCAGAAAGGAGGTGGCGTTGAAGTGCAGATGTTCAGTCTTGTTACTCAACCTACTTACTTAAAGAAGATAACTGCATTATTAAATACTACCGAAATAACAAAATTTAATAATTATTGGATTCAAAAATGTAATAAATATAAGCACGTTGAAAACCTAAAATTTAAAAAAGTTGCTTGTATTGTTTACAGATTTCCCCGAGATGGTCTTAGGTGTGTTTAATATTTTGTCAAGTAAATTGTTTTCTCAATACCCAGTTGTAATTAACTGGGTATTTTTTTTGCTATTCATTTTTATTTACAAAAATAGTATTTATATTTGCATAAAATAATACTTAAACATACACAAGTTTGGAGGTAAATTGGCATGAAACCACAACACATTTTTGAAAAGATTCAGATTGAGCCAATGATGTTGCATTTGAAAAGCAACTATGATGAAACGAATGGCCGAATGGTTTTCTGGATCGATCTTTTTTCTGGGGCCGGTGGAACGACAACCGGTATTCATTTAGCTAAGTTGAAGAATACAAAAGTAGTTGCATGTGTTAATCACGACTACAACGCCTTGTTGAGTCATTACGGTAATCATCCGAATTGCCTACATTTTGTTGAAGATGTTCGGAACTTCAAAGTAGTTATTGAGCTGAAAAAGTTAGTCAATGAGTTAAGGAGGCAATTTCCTGGCTGCATTATTAACCTTTGGGCTTCTTTGGAGTGTACCAATTACTCAAAAGCTAAGGGAGGTTTACCACGCGATGCTGATAGCCGGACATTGGCACATGCTCTATTCATGTACATTGAAGAACTTTGTCCTGATTACATTTACATTGAAAACGTTCGTGAATTTATGAGCTGGGGGCCGCTTGATGAAAATGGAAGGCCAATTTCAAAAATGAATGGATGCGATTACGTAAGTTGGATTAATACGGTAAAGAGCTACGGTTACGATCACGACTATAGGTTACTTAACGCGGCTGATTTCGGGGCATATACCAGCCGTGAAAGATATTTCGGGGTATTTGCAAAGGACGGATTGCCTATAAAGTGGCCAAAGCCAACGCATGACAAGAGTGGCCGTAATGGATTGAATCCGTGGAAGGCTGTTCGTGACGTTCTGGATTTGGAAGATGAAGGCAAAAGCATCTTCATAAAGAAGAGGGCCGAAAAGACACATGAGCGCGTATATGCCGGGTTGGTTAAGTTTGTTGCCGGTGGGGAAGACTTGTTTACTATGCAATACAATAGCGGTAATGACAAAAATAGGGTAAGGTCGGTAAATGAGCCAGTTGGTGTTATTACAACGAGTAATAGATTTGCTGCTGTTAAATCAGTATTTTTGGCCGCTCATTACTCAACGGGTAAGAATGTTCATTCAATTGAAAACCCATGCCCAACAGTCAGCACAAAAGACCGGTTTACGAAGGTTGAAGCTCAGTTTATGCAAAGCTACTACACTGGAGGTGGCCAGCTAGGAAGTATTGAGCAACCAAATCCAACGCTTACAGGAGTCCCAAAACAGAGGCTTACAACAGTCAATTTTCTTGACCAGCAATTTGGCAATTCAAAACCGGTAAGTATCGACAATCCGGCCAATACGATAACGGCAAACCCTAAACAGAATTTGGTTACTGCAAGTAAATGGATTATGGACACCAATTTCAGTAATGTAGGTCAAAGGATAGATCAACCGTTAGGTGTTATTACAGCAAATAGAAAATGGCACTATTTAATTAATCCTTCATGGGCTGGATGTATTTCAAGTATTGATAAGCCTTCTCCAGTAATTATTGCAAGGCAAGATAAATCACCTATGTATAAAGCTACGGCCATTACTTCAAACTTTTTTGCTATGCCAATTTTTGAGAAGGAAAGTGAGATCATGAAGAAGATCAGAATTTTCATGCTTGCGTACGGGATTAGCGACATTAAAATGAGAATGCTGTACATCAAAGAACTGTTGAGTATCCAGGGATTTCCGAAAGGTTATAAGCTTGAAGGAACGCAAACAGAGCAAAAGAAATTTATCGGTAATGCGGTGGTTCCTGATGTGGCAAAAGCACTTACGGAGAGTAATACCAGGGGTATTGAAATGTACTTTAGAAAGGTGGCCGTATAATGACAGTTCATTTAAAAGGAGAAAACATGTTTTTCTTCAGGGAGCAAAATCCGGAATTTAATAAAAAAGAACTTTTCTCAACAAAATGTGGATATTGGTTTGACAAACAGGAAGAAGAAACAAAGCGTATGACGTATGATTTTGACAAAGTAACCTGTAAAAAATGTTTAAAGTTATTTAATAACAAATAATTTAGTGTGATGTATAATTCAAAAGATGTTCAGTTTGTAGGAAAGCACGATTATGACAACGAAATTGAAATATTAAAAGGTTGGAATAAAACATTTTCTATTGGTATTTTTAAGTGGGAACTTAAAAGCGATGGCAAATCAATGAAGAAAGGAAAGATTGCAGTTCGTGTATCTGGCTTCGTTTCAAATAAAGACAAAGTATTTGAAAAAGCTGAAGCAATTACAGTCCTTTTAGATTTAGGTCAATGGGATGGAAGAAAGACCGTATTGGTCAAGTAAATTTAAATTTTAAACGGAATGAATGAAATCGAAAACCCAACCAAGCCGGGCTTGCAGATAGCCAAAGTTATGGCTTAGTTCTTTTAGAAACTTATTAATAACAAAATACTTAATTATCATGGACTACAAACATTCGGTATGAGAAGATATATTTACATAGTACTTTCAATTGAAGGACAAATTTTGTCTTGTTATTCATCAAGAAGAAAGGCAAAAACAGCAATTAAAGAAATATTCGCAGAAGAAAAGTTGTGCAGTATTGAACGTCATATGATTTTTTAATGGAGCAAAACAGTAGAATTACAAAAAGAGACAGGATCACTGTTTTTGAAAAGTATGGTGGAAAGTGTGCTTATTGTGGGTGTGAACTTAAAAAAGGTTGGCACGTTGACCATATTGAACCAATAGTTCGTGATTTAAAAGATAAATCGAAGTGTGAACATCCAGAACGAGAAATTTTAGAAAATTACAATCCAAGTTGTCCAAGTTGTAATATCATTAAAAACTCAATGTCAATTGAGGCATTTAGACAGAATATTGAAACTATGCTCAATTCTCTTAAAAATTACTCTACACAGTATAAATTTTGCAGCAAGTACGAACTTGTTGTAGAAACAGGAAAAGGAGTAAAGTTCTATTTTGAGACGGTGTAAATGGAGCGGCACACTAAAATATATCTTGATTTCTTTGACATTGCATATAGCCCGGAAACGGGGGAGTACGAACCCAGGAAGTGCGAGTATTGCGAGAAAAGAATCATTATTGATGTACATCACATCGATAACAAAGGTATGGGAGGTTCAGATGAGAAAGACTACATTGAAAACCTGATTGGCCTTTGCCGGGTGTGTCATGATGATGCTCATGATGAACAAATCAGTAAAGAGGCATTGATCCGGAAACACAAGTTTAAAATGAGAATGGCAGAAATACACAAATTTTTATACTTGTAATGGAAACACTTTTTAATTTTTTAGATCATCAAACCGGGTCGAGGTTGTTCGGATATGGGTTCTTATTTATTTTTTTTTGTCTATGCGTTATGTGGATTTTTGAGGCTATTTTTAGCAAAAAAAGCTGCAATAATGGCATAAATGAACATAAAAGCGTTGAAAGTGATAGCGTTGAAAGTCAGAAATAAATACAAAGTAATGTTTAGTATTGATTTACAGGTATTTAATTAAAATTGATCTACTTTACTTAAAATAAGTTCTAAGACAAATATTTAAAATAAACAATAAAACATTTTGTACAAAAAAGCAAGTGTAATATAATGGAAATTTGGAAAGATATAGCAGGATACGAAAAATTTTATCAAGTCAGTAATTTAGGAAGAGTTAGATCACTTGACCGGGTTATTATTTCAAAGGATGGTAAACGCAGATTTTTTAAAGGTAAAGTACTAATACCAAATGTAAATAATTCTGGTTATTTATTTGTTAACTTACTCAATGGATGCAGAAAAAACATGTTGATACACCGACTTGTTTTGATTGCTTTTAAGAAAAATCAAAATAACTTACCAGAAGGTAATCACAAAGACGGTAATAAATTGAATTGTTGTTCAGATAATCTTGAATGGTGTACGCATCAGGAAAACATTGATCATTTAACAAACGAACTAAAGTTTGATCGGACTACAATAAATAGTGACAAAACAGGATCGTATAATTGGAATAGTAAATCTGTAAATCAACTCACGATTAACGGCGAATTGATTGCAAATTACGGCTCTACAACTGAAGCATTTAGGGAAACAGGTGTTGACTTTAGTTCTATTCAGAAGGTATGCTTAGGAAAAAGAAAGTCTGCCGGGGGCTTTAAATGGGAGTACAAAGATTAACAATACAACAATAAGCATTATATTTGTGAAAATTTTAAAATCATGGAAAAAGAAAATTCGGAAAAAAAAGAAAAAGTAAAGTTTAACACAAATATTGTTATTGTGTTTGATAAAAACAAAGTTGATTACATTCCATATTCTGGTATAGATTGTTTTTCACAACACAATCAAGAATACAACAATGATAAATCTCGCAATAAAATATACAATAAAATTTCTCGTGGTAATACTTACGAAGACGAGCGATTTGTGATTGTTAAGAGAGTACTTGTCAGGCCACCGGCAAAAGTAAAAGTTGATAAATAGGCGCTTATGCCAACAGATTAATAGTGAGATTTTTATATCTAAAAAGTTATAAAAATAAGCATAAAAAGCGCTCACACACAGATTAAGAACCCTGGATTCAAAAGAGTCTGGGGTTTTTATTTGTAAAAAAAAGTGTTTAAATGCTTATAATTACAAATATAGTATTTATATTTGCAGAACAAAGTACAAATATTAAAACAAAAACAAGATGAAAAAAGTAAATTTAGCTCACTCACTTGATCCTGTTTCATTGGATTACGTTTCAAATGCGTTCAAGTTTGAACCAACTGAATACGGTGTTTTTGGTATAAATGCTTATGGAGGTCCCGAATTTGTTGCTTTCTATAATTCAGGAAAAGCTATTTATTCGCCTTCAGGTGATGCAAAAGGTATTATTCCCTTCGAATCGCATCAAGATTGCGTTGATTTTATGCGAATAAAGTAACAAAGCAACTGAAGTATACATCAATAAAAAGGAAAAAATAATTATGCAAGCAATACAATTAACTATTATAGACGACAAAGTAAAAGTTGTAACTCCTTACAACGAAAGGTTTGTTAATAAGTGTCGCAATTTTCGCGGTACTTTTAAGGGCGGGGCTTGGTGGTTTGATGATTCTATTCTCGACTACGTTCGAGAAGCAATGATACAGTTTTTTGGAACAACAGGAGAAACACCTTTTGAAACATGCACTCTGCTAATAACCGATTTTTCTGATTTTGAAGCACATGGACCCGTTGTGCTTTTTGGCAGGTCAATAGCCCGTGCTTTTGGACGCGATTCGGGTGCACGGCTTGGCGATGATATTGTTTTTATATCAGGCAAATACAATTCTGGAGGTTCTGTAAAAAACTGGAACACAACAATAAGCAATGCCACCTTTGAAATCAAGAATTTTCCGATACCATCACTCGAATTACCTGAAGTAAAAAAGGCAATCGAAGAAGGCTGGTGCGAAGTAAAATACTCGAAAAAGAAACGGCCAGTTGAAGAAATTAAGGCCGAAATTGAAGCATTGAAAGCTCGTATCGTAGAATTAGAAAATGAATTAAATTGATAAAAATGAAAACTTTAACATTTAAAACAAGGTATTACAAACCTTGTTATCACACAATGGCTCCTGGTGATGACCCAAAGGGGCACGTAATAATTGAAGTGTCACAAAAAGGACACATAAAAAAAGCGTATTGTTCGTATTGCCACAAAAAAGTTAGAATTGATTCTGACTTTTGGGACAAAATGCGGAAAGGGGAAGAATTTCCTGAGTTAGAATTGATCGCAATTGATGGTTGTATTCCTACTGTTGAACAAGAATGTGAAATAGAATCAAATCCACCTAAATTAATCAGGTGGCATGGGTATTTTCACGGAATATTTTTGTTCGTCACTAACCCAGACGTCTGGGTTAGTGAGAAAAGACCAAATGGTTGGTACCATCCAATAGAACTTCTTCCATATATTCAGGCTATTGAATATATTAAAAAAACAGACTATGTTATATACAAAGTGCATAACAATTCTGAGGCTAAATCATTTATATTATGAATACCCTTGAAACCATACAATCACGCATTAAATATAGCCGCTTGTTTACCGGAGAAAAAAACGGCATCAGGCGGCTGTATATCCCATACGGTAAAAATGGAAAAGGAATTAAAACAGCTGCGTGGTTCGAGGTGGTTAACGATCGCCTTCAGGTGTTTTGCCGGGTAGAGAACGACCGTAATTCAAATTATTACGATAATCAACAAGCGGCAAACTACAAGGCCGAAATAGAACGTCAATTTCACGAGTTGATCAATAATTGTGAACTGGAGCGCAAAAAAGTGCCGCTTCACGAACGACTGAAGGATGACGTTATTCCTGTGTATGATTCTCGAAGCAAAAAGCACCAGGTTGATGCGCTCCGGTTTATGTGTTCGATGAAGGTATCAGCCTTGTATGCCGATACCGGAACAATGAAAAGTAAGATAGTTATTGACCTTGTGCAGAGCCGTTACGAAGCTGGGCAAATCAAAAAGGTATTGGTATTCCTTCCCGTATCGACAAAAAAGAATTTCCGCGATCAAATACACTTATGGTGCAATACTCCCGGAATCTATTGGAAGTTGATCGGCATTGAAAGCATGAGTTCAAGCGACAAAACCGTTTTTGAAGCTTTGGAATATGCAGATAATGAAACTCAGATTATTGTTGACGAAAGCCACATGGTGAAAACTCCGATAGCAAAACGTAGCAAGCGGATCAAAATGGTGTGCGATAAAAGCAGTTACAAGGTAGTGATGACAGGAACGCCAGTAACCGAAAATGTGCATAACTTGTACATGCAGTATGCAATGCTTTCGGAATTGATTATAGGAGTTCGTAACTGGCTGAAGTTTGAAGAAAAATACCTAATTATGGGTGGTCGTAATGGCGACGAAATAATTGGTTACAAGAATCTTGATCAACTAATGGGATTGCTCGAACCTTATACTTATCAAGTATCGAAAGAAGAAGTTTTAGACCTTCCGGCTAAAACAGAAACGGCAAAGTATTGTTATCTTACTGACGAACAGGAAGAATACTATCAGGCAGAAAAGGAGCGGTTATTGACAATTATTGAGCGTGACGAAATGAGAGCAATCGATATTTTTGAAGTGTTTACACATATGCAGCAAATCACATCAGGGTACCACAAAACCCGCGATGGGAAAATAACAATCTTGGAATCAAACAAACCATTAATGCTTAAAAATCTTGATTTTACACAACCAACCGTGTTTTTTTGTAAATACATTTTTGAAATCGAAACAATAATTAATTATTTAGGACGCGAAAATTGCGCCGTGTTTACAGGCCGTAACCCTAAAGATCGCGACAACGAATTACAATTATTCCGCGAAAGAAAACGCCTTTACTTTGTTGCGACAATGCAAAGCGGTGGTACCGGATTGAATGGTCTTCAGGAAGTAAGTAGCCAAGTTGTTTTCTATTCTAATTCTTTTAGTTATTTAAATCGAAAGCAGTCGGTTGGACGTATTGACCGACCCGGACAAACAAAACCAATGTTGGTCATTGATTTACTTACTCATTCAGGAATTGATACTCGGATTATGGGAAATTTGCGGCGAAAAGGTAATTTAACTGACGAAATAAAAGAATTGATGAAGAACAAAACCAAATTAAAAAAATACATTGAATTGTTATAAAAATTCAATTTGAATATCGTTTTTACAAATACAATATATATATTTGCATTATATTTGTAAAATTAATACAATGCAATTTGATATTGAAAAAGCAAAACAAGGTGCTGAAATTTTTACCAGAAAAGGTAAACCAGTAAAGGTTCTTTTATTTGACAGAAATAGCAAGAAATTTCCAATTGTTGCAATAATTGACAACAAAGAAGTAATTTGCGTTACTTCAGAAGGTAAATATTATCCAGATAAAGAAAGCGATAAAGATTTAATGATTAACTAATGAATGTTTACGAAGCAACTATTAAGCGAATTGCTTTTTTATTCAATGAATTTGAGCAGATAATCATATCTTTTTCGGGAGGAAAAGACAGTGGAGTAATGATGAATCTTGCGTTAAACTATGCCCGTAAAACTAACCAACTGCATAAGGTTGGAGTTTACCACATGGATTACGAGGCACAATATCAGGAAACAACTAATTACGTTACCCGGACGTTTGAATCACTTTCCAGTGAAGTTTCAAAATATTGGGTTTGTCTTCCTATAAAAGCCCAATGTGCTACAAGCATGTTTCAAAACTACTGGCAACCGTGGAGAAAGGAAGATAAAGAAATATGGTGCCGCGATCTTCCTGTAAATTGCATCAATGAAGATAATTTTCCGTTTAATTTTGATTACGAAATCAGCGATTACGACTTTAATATCAAATTTGGCAAAGTAATATCAAAAGAAAAGAAAACCTGCTTTTTGATCGGAATTCGCACCCAGGAAAGCCTGCACCGTTGGAAAGCGGTAAATAAATTTGACGACCGTAATGAATATAAATCAAATAATTACACCTCTGTTTTAACATCAAATCTTATCAACGCCTATCCAATTTATGATTGGCAAGTTGATGATATTTGGATAGCAAATTATCGGTTCCGTTTTGATTATAACCGGTTGTACGATTTGATGTATCGCGCAGGCGTTAAACTAAACTCCATGCGTGTTGCAAGTCCGTTTAACGATTGCGCAACCGAAAGCCTGAAATTGTATAAGGTAATAGACCCTAATAATTGGGGAAAACTGATTGGCCGCGTAAACGGAGTTAATTTTTCCGGTCTTTACGGCGGAACTACAGCTATGGGTTGGAATAACATAAAAAAACCTGCACATTTTACATGGAAACAATACATGTATTTTTTACTTGATACATTACCTAAAGAAACACGAGAAAATTACATTCGAAAATTAGAGGTATCATTTAAATATTGGCTTGAAAAAGGTGGAGCATTGCCGTCTGAAGTTGCCAACGAACTTGATTCTACGCAGATCGAATTTGAAGATTTGGGTACTCCAGAAAACAATCGTAATTATACAACAGACTATAGGGTAATTCGCTTTAAAGATTACTTAGATGAAATTGAAATAAAGAACCCAAATCTTTTACCAACATACAAACGCATGTGCATAGCAATAATGAAAAATGATACAGCTTGCAAGACGTTAGGATTTGGACTTACCAAATATGAATTAGAGAAACGAAATAACATGTTAGAAAAATACAGATCAATATTATGACATCACCAGTTTATAACGTACAGGCTATACCTGTCGAAAAAATACAAGCCAATAGCTACAATCCAAATGCAGTAGCACCCCCTGAGATGAAATTACTATACCAGTCAATTAAAGAAGATGGCTATACCATGCCTATTGTTTGTTATCATCTTCCCGATGACGATAAGTATGAAATTGTTGACGGTTTTCACAGATATACAGTGATGCTTAAACACCGCGATATTTACGAACGAGAAAACGGATTGATGCCAGTTGTTGTTATTGAAAAAGACATCAGCAACCGTATGGCTTCTACCATTCGTCATAATCGGGCCCGTGGATCGCATGATATTGATTTAATGGTAAATATTGTTTCAGAACTGTCAAAAGCAGGGATGGGCGATGCTTGGATAATGAAAAACATTGGCATGGATGCCGACGAAGTGCTAAGGCTAAAACAATTATCGGGACTTGCCGAACTTTTTGCAGGAAAAGAATTTTCAGAATCTAACGAAAAATCTGATTAATTTTTATTACAAAACACTTGCACCATATTGGAATTTATTTATATCTTTGTTTCATCCAAACGGGTAAGAGGCGAAAGCCTCAATTTTTGGCAAACAAAGTACCAAATTAGAATTGTTTAACAATTCAGGAGTATTCCGAAAATCCTTAAAAGAGTAGGAAAAACAGTAAAGGCAATAAAATTTAAGATTATGAAATTTAACATTAACTATTTGCTGATAATTATTGTAATTTTATCAACAATTCCATTTTCAAATATCAATGCAACTATTAAGATAATAAGCTTTTTTAGCATGTTGTTGTTTGCAGTAATATATTGCGTATGCGTTCTATATCAAATTTACTCTAATAAAAATGTTAATAAAAAGCAAAACAATGAATAACAAAACATTTATTCAAATTGTAAAAGCCTACCTGGTTACGGTAAATAAGGACCGGGAATGGCTTCTTTCTCAAACCGGGTTCACGGTGATGGCGTGGCGCAACTGGGCAAACGGATTTAAAAACCCGTCACTCGATGCGATAAACAGCATTGCGCTGGTCCTTAAAAATGTCGGGGCAAATATTTGGACCCCGAAACAATTGATGCCTGAAGGTATGACTTTTGGGTTCGACAAGTCAAAAGTTGCAGCTTGCAACATACCGTATTTATGCGAAACGTACCGCGTTTCGGCATCTGATATTTACAATGAAACAAAATATCAATTGCCCAAAAATTCGGTGCTAAACGTAATTAGTAAGAAAATCGGCCCCGGATCGGAAAACCTAAATAAATTTGCTAACTTCTTTATCAAAACCGGGAAAGGCAACATAAAAAGCGCAGCAGATTTAATTTACTTCCCCGTGCCATGGGGCGAAACAGAAAAAAGTTATCTTGAAATTCGCGGAAAAATTAAATTGATTTAATACATTTGATTGTCCAAATTGGAATTGAAATATGAATTAGTGCAATTATGTGCTTACTAATCGCACCAAACCGGATAAAAAAGCCTTACAAAAATGTGAGGCTTTTTTTTGCATATTATATGCAAACATGCAATTATGAAAATTTGGCGTTTCGGAAAAAATACAGAAATAAAAAAATTAAGGCAGGAGGTTGAAACCCTGAAGAGTGAAATTAAAAGCGGGTTTATGCCTATTCAGGGAGGGGTAAGAGTCAGCGAAGATGCAACTACTCAATTTCATTCAAAACTTGGTGCAATTCCTCCTGATTTTGCAATAGAATGGTTTGATACACTTGTCAATCTTGCGGCGTATAATGAAGATGTTAGCTATGCGTTAGACAATCTAGTACAGCTTTCAAATACAAAGCATGAAATAATTTATTCTGATTCAGTAAGTGAATCAATCCGAAAAAATTTAAATGAATTAATTACTGACAATCAAAATTCCTGGTATAATAATTCGGAAGGTATACGATCGCTTAAATCTGATTTACTTGCTCAGGCTGTAATTTTTGGAGCTATAAGCGCTGAGATTGTACCTACTTTAAAACTTGATAACATACACCAGGTTTTTAGGGTTTCGCCCCGGAACATTGTTTTTGTGTATGATCCTGAAAGCATTCAATATTTAACCTATCAAAGAAGTTACTCAGGGAAAGGAACCGCAGGACTAATTGCATTAAATCCGGTGACGTATCATTACGCCGCATGGAGACGGTTGCATGAAAGCCCATATCCAACACCACCATTTTTATCTGCTTGTCGAGACGTGCTTATTAAAAGCAGCATGAAAGACAATTTTGCTGAAGTTATGAAACGAATTGGAATGTTAGGAATTCTTTCAGTTTCGGTAAGTCCTCCAGAACAGGAGCAAGGAGAAACAAACACTGATTACATTAAACGATCAAAGGAATATCTTGATAAATATATTTATCCTCAGATAAAAAACGCATTGTCAACAGGAGTGATTGCTGGTTATAAAGATGCTCAGGAAGTAAAGCTTGAAACCGGCAAAATGGACGCAAAGAGTTCTGAGACGTTGATGAAGATTATTGATTTGATGGTATTCTCAGGGCTGAAACAGGATCCGAATATGTTGGGAAGGAATTTCAGTACGACCGAAACTTTTGGGAAAGTAGTACTGGCAAAAATGACAAATCAAATCCGGGATTATCAGGCCCTGGTTGATTCTTTCTTTTTGAAACTTTATAAGTTGTTTGCTCAATTAAATGGGTTTGATCCTGAATTTATCAAAGGTGTAGAATCAGAAGTACCAATGATTAGTGATGAAGTGGCCGCGGCTGATGCTGAAGGTAAGCGTATTGCAAACGCTGAATCTCTTTACACTATGGGGGTAATCGACCAGCAAACAAAAGCTCAGAAGTTGGGCTATGAAAAACCGGCTTTACCTGAATCAAAACAACCGGCTGTACCTGCATCTACAAAAACAAAAGATCAGGCCAAAAATTCAGCGATCCGGATGATCGAAGGGTATGAAAGTTATCTGAATAAAAAGACTCCAGTATTTCGGTATAATGACGGGCATAATCATAACGAATCGATCAGGATGGATTTTGGAAGCGCGAAGATTGATCGAATGGCAAACAAATACTATGCTGACGTTGAAAAAGCATTTGTACAAAGCAATAAGAAAGCAGCGACAGATGCGGCAAACGTCTTGTTTAAATCGGATGCTTCAGAAAATATTGAGACTGTTAAAGCAAAGGTTTACGCAAAGATTTTGGAAACTTATTCAAATGGGTTCAATGTTGACATTGTGCCGCTGATCAAACGAAATGTAACCGAAATATTTGATTATAGCCGGAAGGATACTACTATTTTCCCTGAAGATAAAGGGTTTTCGAAAGGAAGTTTCTTTAAAGCACCGGAGGCTAAATTTGACTTGCTTGATTACAGAGCAATAGATTACTACAATTCGCTTGATAAATTTTACCTAGGTAAGTTTATTACCGATGATGATACAAAAAACCGGGTTTACAAATACATTACTGAAAAATACATTAAGGGTCAAACGCCAATTGGAAAGAACCGCAAAGACCTGGATTCTTTCAGAAAAGAGTTTGAGAAGGTTTTGAACATGGAATCTTGGAAAATCAGCAGGATAATTGATACAACGGTTCAGACTATCCGAAACGATGGGAATGTAATGTACATGAATCAGGCTGAAATTGAAAAGTATGAAATTGTCGAGATGGGCGACAACTTAACTTGCCAGTATTGTTTATCGATGGATGGTAAAGTTTTCGAAGTAAAGACAGCCATTGAGAAGATCAAAACAAAAGTCGATTCAGATCCGGCCAACTTAAATATAACAAGCCCGTTCTTGACTTCATATCCATTAGATCAAATTAAAACAAAAACCAATAGCGAACTTCAGGCTATGGGTTTTACAACGTCACCATATCACCCTAAATGTAGGGGTAGAGTAGTAGCAAGCATTGAGTAAGGTTGTTGATTATATGGAGGCAGAGTATAAGGCTAATAAATGGCCTTTTTTTGCCAGCGTTGAACTTAGATATATGTTTGGCGAAGAGTGTGTAAATGATTTGAAACAATTAATTAGTGAAGGGAAAGCCCGGAAAAGAAGTGGAATAAACGGAACACTGATAGAGTTAATAAAAGACACATATACACTAAAACAAATATAAATGGAAGCAAAAGAGTATTTCAAAAACCCCCGGAAAATTAGCGAAAAACAAATGAGTGATCTGGCTATTTGGATGCAGGAATTAGGTGATCTTGGATGTGTAGTACATGATCAAAATTCAAATGAAATTATTTCCGGCAACCAGCGAAGTAAGGTAGTTGATTTAAATAATTGTAATATTGAGATTGTAAAGGAGTTCGATCCTCCAACAGTTCAGGGCACACTAGCACTTGGGTACATCGAGTACAAGGGCGAACGTTTTGGTTACCGGTTGGTAAAATGGACACCAGAGCAATGCGAAAAAGCAAACATCATAGCCAATAAGGGGGGCGGGGAATGGAACCATGACGTTCTTACCAGCGATTTTGATAAAAATTTATTGCTTGAAATCGGGTTTGAAGAAAGTGAATTAACAATTGACGAAAAGCATGATAAAAAGAAGAGAGATAAAAGCGGTTCGACTTCAAAGACAGAACTGAGCTTTAAGATCGAATTTAACACACTGGCTGAGAAAAAAGCATTTCACAAATTTCTGAAACATATCAAAAGTTTATACCCGGAGAAAAAGAACGTTTCAGAACGAATAACAGAGTTTATTAAAACGAACAGCTAGTGTTATCCGATTCAGACAAAAGTTTTCTAAAGGCAGCTCTATGCACTGGCATAGGGCTTACTTTTTCTTGTGTCAAGTTGGGGCTTGATATTCGAGAGGTATCCAAAGAGTTTACGCGCAACCAGGTGTTTTTAAACCAGTGCCGGGATGAAATGGCAAAATCTTCAAAGTTGATCATTAAAGATGCTTATTCGGATGTGACAAAAGGTGACTTGTCACAATCTGGCAAGTCGGTTTATGCCAAACAGCTTTTGGATTTTATTTCTGAAATATACCTCTGGGAGTCGTATTGCACAAGAAAAGAATTGACTCCAGAAAAAGTAATACGGGCTTTTAATATTTACCCGGTGTACGATGTGCCCACTGTTTTAGGAATGATCCGGAAAGAGTTAATTGATTACATTTTTGATGATGATGGATTATTCTATTTTGCTCAAGAAATTGGGTATATAAAATAGAATTTTTATGTTTGCATATTAACAAAAAAAACTTGAAGTCATGGAATTAGAACCTAAAAAGAAAATGAGCACTGGGAAGAAGTTATTAATTGCAATAGTATCGGTAATAATACTGTTTACGGTTATAGGGTCATTTTCAAAAACAGAAAAACAAAAGACTGAGAAAGTACAAATTGGAATAAATCAGGTTTTGCACACAAATTATTTTGATGTTACTGTTAATGATGTAAAAGTTGTTAGCTCTGTAAATACAGGAAATGAATTTGTAAACTTACCGCATGAGAAAGGAATGGGGTATTTGATTGTAAATACAACATTTAAAAATACAGATACTGAAAGCAGAATGTTAACTGATGGTTCTGTATTTATTAATTATAATGGGAAAGAATATAAGTTTGACAAGACAGAAACTATAATGCTTGAAGGATGGGGAGCATCTTTGAAACAAATAAATCCGTTGACAAGCATAACAACAAATCTGGTGTACAAAATACCTGCTGAAATAAGGGGAGTTATGCACTACTTACCTGGAAGATCAGATAATGATGTAAGAATATATATTGGAGAAATAGCAGATTAATAATTACAACATACTTTATTTAGTAAGCCGAAACATTAAATTGTTTTCGGCTTTTTTTATTATTCATTGAACCCTGATTATTAGTTACATTAAGTAGTAACAATTATCAGTAAAATGAAACAAACCGGAATTTTGCATTTTGCAAATGGACGCGCATTTATTGGCGTACCTGATGAGAAACAAGCCGAATCGTTTAAAAAACAAATAGGCGAAGGAAACTACTCTTGGGCAAACAGGGATTACAGGCAAAAGCAGGTAAATTCGAACATAGAAGATGCTATACCAAAGCCTGAAGATTTCTTGCCGTTCAACTTTCGTCACATTTCGGCCACAATTGTAGGCGGCGGTACCTGGAAGGCAACAGACTTTTCAAATGAAAAGGTGTTAAAAAAAGTAGCTGGTTTGCTTTCAAACAAACCGGTAATGGTTAATCACGAATTTGAAACTGACAATATTGTCGGGGCCAATGGCGACTTAAAATTTGTTCCTTCCAGAACCGATGATTCGGGGCAATTTATTCCGGCTGGTATTGAAGGCCCAATATGGATTGACGGAAAGTTACACGCTGATATTTGCCGGAAACTTGCCGCGTTCCCGGTGCCACATATCCAATCTGTTTCAATTACAGTAGTATTTGAGTGGGAGCCATCACACGATTTTAAACAAAATGGTGAATACGACTGGTATGAGTTTAGGGACAATCTGGGACAAATGGTTGACGGGAAAATGGTTTGTCGCGTTGTAACTAATGTTATTGAATGTCACGAAACCTCTTTAGTTTGGTTAGGTGCCGATCCTTTTGCTAAAATTTTGGATAGCGAAGGCAATCCGCTTAATATCGAAAAATCAAATGTGGTAAGTATGTCAAAAGCCACAGAAGACCCATTGTTTTCAATTTACGAAAAAGAAGGAAGATTATTTGTTTTTGATAGCGAACAGTCTGTAAAACAAGTATCTTTTAATAAGCAAAATTTTTCAAAAACAGGCGATAACGGAAAAAACAAAGAAATGAATTTAATCAAATTACTTACAGAAAAATTCGGTAAAACCGAAACTGAATTAACCGCAGATTTTATTGCAAATCTGCAAGTAGTTGCGCCTACCCAAAAAGTAGTTGAAGCAACAGCATATGCCAAATTGGAAACCGATTTGTCGGAAGCAAACACCAATTTATCCACTGCAAGCAAAAGTCTTGATGTTGCCAATACGCAGCTTGCTGATTACGCAAAGATTTGCAAACATGAAGATGTTGCCACTTTGGAAACAGAGGTAGGACTTGAAAATATAATTCCTTTTGCAAAAGAGCAAAACCAAACTCTTTCGGCAGCTCGCGTTGAAGCTGAACGATTGTATAAACTTTCTGCCGGCGATAAAATCAGTAATGCAATGTTATCAAGTATCAAAACAGCAAACCTGGAATTGGCAAATAGTTACATTAACCAGTTTGGTGGAAAGTCTCTTGAAGTGTTTGGCGCAACTTGCCAAAAGTGCGGTTCTAAAAACATTAGTATGCGCAAATCAGAGCCGGAAGGCAACAGCGGAGCTACTGAACAAGTAATTCCGTCAATGGCCCAGTATTTACACGAAAATAAATAGGAGGTTATTTTTATGAGTCAAACAGTTGTAAGAAATGCAAAGCACGATAGCCTTAACTTAGGTCGTATTGCCAACGGTGCTTTAGTGAAAGGTCAGAATGTAAAACTAGACGCTGATGGCAGAGTTTCAAAAGTAACAGCCGGTACACAATTGCCTTTTGGAATTGTGGAGGTTGGAGGCGCAGACGGCGCACGTGTGGCAATCCGCACGTTTATTGCCGCTGAAGTTTATGGCATTGCAAAAGTTGATCTTGTGCCAGGTAAAGAAGTTGTTGCAACAGGCGTTGTTAATGCTGACGGCAAACAAGAATTTACACTTGCAGTAGCAGGCAATTTTGTTAACGCAGTAGTTATTAAAGGAGCTACAGCTACAAATGAATGCCTTGTTGGGATTATTGATGGTGTTTATCAAAAAAATCCTTAATCCTTAATTATTAAATTTTAAAAATTTCAAAATATGCCAGAAAAATTGAGTTTTGAAGAATTGCAGTCTTTGCGAAAACACAATAAAAGTGTTATGGCAAATGAGCAAGGGGAGCTTTCTGCAACAAAAGTACGTGACAACTATCAATCAGATTTTGGTTCTTTAGTGGGTGAAGTTGTTGACGTTCGTAAAGGAGCAGCACGTGACAGTAATGGTGCTGAAATACCAGGTCGTGACATTTCTCTTTCTGAAGCGATTAAATACCGCTATGGTGTTTCGTTGCAAAAATACTTAACGCAAATTGGTATTTATGTTACAACAGATTCGCTTGGAAGTATTGCAAAACGATTAGGTTATGCCGGTGTTTTGGACAAAAACAATTTGACCGACATGTTGAATAATCATACTTCGTTTGTTGCAAATACCAAAGATTTCAACGAGGCTTATCGTTTTTTGATTCCAGAACTTATTTTAGCTCCAATTTATCAGGATTATGAAGCTGCCATCAATTACATTAACTGGATTGGTACAACTCACAACCTGGTAGGAAATACAAAAGCTGTAGTTCCATTGATTAAAAAAGGTGAGATGATTCCGCGCCGAATCGGTGAAGCTGAAAGTATTCCTTTTGGTACCGTAACATTTGGGCAAAAGAATGTTGAAACTTTCAAGATTGGTTGTGGTTTTGCCATGACTGACGAAATGGTGGCCAACACAAAAATTTCTTTGCTTTTCAAAGCATTAGCTGAAGTTGGTGTTGATATGGCTATTGCCACTGACGTTGAAGCGTTCAACATCCTTATTAATGGAGAACAGTCAGACGGATCACAATCTGCCCCGGTGATTGGTGTAAAGACAGCAGGGTCGTTCACATATAAAGACCTTCGGAAATCGTTTGGTCGCATGAGCCGCTTGAAAAGGGATTGTACCCGGTTAATTACTTCGGAAGATGATGGCATTGAATTGTCTGAACTTCAGCAATTCGCTGGGTTTGCCGGTCAAACACAAAAAGTAGATTTTCGAACAATCCTGGGTGTTCCTCCAACATTGGTTAATGACATCTTTACAATGCCAGCCGGTCAAATTATGTTGATTGATCCGAACAAAGCAATGGACGCATTAAACTACGGTTCTATGATGACTGAAAAACGACGCAACCCACAAAACCAGACTGACGAAATTTTTGTGTCAAAACATGTTGGGTTCTTTATTGTTCAGCGAGATGGTCGTTTGATTGTTGATAAGAGCAAATCGATTGCAACTGACGGGTTCCCATCCTACATGGATATTGATGCCCGTATTTCGAAATCATTTGAAAATTTATTGTAATTATTTTGTGAGGATTTTAATTAGTCCTCACAAAATATAAAAAATCCAAAAAATGAGTAAAAAAATTTTCATTCAGTTACGCGACACGTCAGGTAGTCACCACAACGCTCAAGAGGGAATAACTCTTTCACGAAGCGATATTAAAGAAGTTAATTACACTCCGTATGTTCAGCGCGGCATTGCAAGCAGATTGTTTATTGAGGTTGAAGCCCCTGTAGTTGAAGCACCTGAGGTTGAAGTCCCTGAGGTTGAAACACCTGTGGTTAAAGTCCCTGAGGTTGAAACGCCGGTGGTTGAAGCACCTGAGGTTAAGAAAGCAAAAAAATAAGGGTTTTGTATTTTCATCTTTAATAGTTTAGTTTAAGTTTAAGTTTAAAAGGTCATGATTTCATGGCCTTTTTTATTACCTTAAAATCAACATTTTACCTTAAATTAAATAAATCGGAAAAATGGCACTGGCAGCAATTAACGAACTAATCTATGACCGAATTCCATTTTTGGAAAACAATGCAACAAATACCGCATTGATTGAGCGACAAAAGGCGGTGACATTTGCACATTTACAGGGGCAAACATTGTTAAGCGATGAAGATGCTTATAATGATGGTTCATACACGGGCATGAAACGACTATTGGTAGTTGATTTGACTGCATACAGGTTACTTGAACGAAAGATTAAGGAAAGCGTTCAGGATGGAGGTAAACGTCTGAAAAAAGTCAAGGCTGATGTTGCCGAAACAGAATTTGATTACGCAAAGGCAAGCGATGGAAATGGATTTATAAAGCAGGCTTCAGGCATACTTGATGATCTGAAGGAATCGATTTCCGGCTATTGTGCAATATTGAAATATTCGCTACCTGGATTCAGGGAAGACAAAGGCGGGTTCGTTCCAATTTGTTTTTATGGAGGAGATGAATAATGAATTTACTATCAGCACAAGACCTTTCTGACATTAACAGTTCATTCACTGATATTTTTGATACTTTTTTTAAAGATGAAATTAAAGTGTCAAAAAAAGGACCAGTTTTCTCTCGTTTTAGCAACTTTTCTTCAGGACAACCTAACGATATAACTATCAGGTGTATGGTAGTATATGGGTCTGGAAATGACAAAGACGCACTTAATTCTGATGTGTCTGGTGTCGTTGATGAAAGTGACGGTTACGTATTAATTTCGTATAAAGATGTTGATTTAGCAGGCTTAATTGAAAACAATAAAGTCACTGTTCTTGCCGGGCAGGATAAAATAATTGTGAATGGTGAAGAGATGAAAACGACTGCAATTTACCCTAAAGCAAACTTTGCTGGAGATTTTGTTCTTTTAAAAGTGTATTTTAAAAAGGAACTATGACAGCAAGAAAAGTAGGCTTTGACAAGGCATACAGGATGATTCATGGACTAGATAAAGATATTGAACATGCTAGTTTAATTGCACTAAGGCGAGTTGGATTGATGGCAGAACGGGAGATAGTTAAACTAATAACATCACAGCCCTCTAATTGGCCGGAGTTAAATGAAGATTACAAGGCGTGGAAAGAAAAAAAAGGCTTTTCAACATCGATGCTTATAAGGTCAAGCGACATGATTAATCGCATAACTACTTATAATTACGGAAGTACTATTTTAGTTGGGCTGGCAAAACATGTTATCAATAGAGATGGTGATGATTTAGCTGATATAGCTGCTACAATGGAATATGGAAGTGAAAAAAGAGGTATTCCACCACGTCCTTTTTTATTACCTTCAAAAGATAAAGTAATAAAACATTTGAAGGAAACTGGATATTTCGGAAATTTTGTATTAAATTATATTAAGAAGAAAAACGGAATACTATGACAATAGAAGAAATCGGAATGGGAATACTTGATGCAATTAGAACTATTGCAGTCAGTAAGGGGTATATCCCTGACATACTACAGTATTTACCGAATAACGAAGCTGGATATGAAGAAGCAAAGACCGAAATTGGTGATCTGATTGAAGTCATGGGCGGGGGACAATACAAGAGCAAGAAACATAAGAATGAAAACACCATCGTTGTAAGTTTTGTCTATGTCATGCCTTCCAGCATTGGAGCGATAGGAGGTTATAAAAACGTTCCAGACGGTGACCGGTTCAAAGTGGTCAAGAATCCTGACACGCTTTTTGACCTATATTTTCAAATTGTGTACATAACCCGTGAAGAAAGGATAATTACCAAGTGTGAACAAATGATTGCCGAAACATTTGGAAAATCTGCAACTCTAAAAGCTTTCAATGAAAGTGGAGAAATAACCGGAGAGTTTACAATCGAAAGACAAGAACCATTCAATGTCTCTTTCAAAGATTGGTATGAGAGAGGGTATCGATTCCGAGTTGAAAATGTTGACCTGGTAGGACAAAAGGAAGTAGGATCAGTTGCAAAGTTTACTCAATTTGGATTGACAATAAAAACAACGAAAGACACGCTTCTTAACTCAACTGTCAATTTTAAAAGTGAATAAATATGGTAACATCATTATCAATACCAACAAAAGTTACGGGGGAACAACTCTCAGCAAATGAGCTAAATTTAATTGTAAATAAGATCAATTCAATCATATCTGAATACAATTCAAAAGTTCAAAATTTATCAACTGCTGGAAAGATTGACGCTTCAAATGTCACCAATATTGCATTTCAATCGCTTTCGGCAATTATAACAGCAATTAATGGTGCTACAAATGATGCACTAAAAATTGATTATACTAAGCTTAAGAATTTGCCAACAGGTCAAAATATTGATGCTGCTGGAATTGCTACATTACTTAATACGCTAACGTCAGCAATAAACTTCAGCGTTTTGAAAAATGTTCCTGATACGATAGCTGCTACCGTTACGGAACCAGAATCGTATAAAATGCGGGTTGTTGTTCGTGTTCCAACAGCAGTTGATCCTGCAACAGTACAGATGACTGTTGCCCCTTTAAAATTTAACAAGGACTTTGTTTTCGCGCTAACGAGTGATGACGGGTACACCGGAATATACGGATTGATTCAGCGATATGTAAATAATAGGTATGCCTCGACAAGACGAACCGTTGACTATTTTGGGAGTAAAGGTTATGCTTATCATGATTCATCCGACGCAGACTATCGGTTAGGTAAATACGCCGGAAAGTTAATAGGACACACTGATGGTACCGGAAATAGGTTGCCTGTCCGGGTTGGAATTGCTCCGATCGCGTCCTGGATTGCATCAACACAAGGATTTTTGAATCCTTACATTTCTGAAGCAGAAATTCAAACGTTTTTTGACTTTTTCGGAGGCGTTTATACGCATGAGTCAGGGGTGGAAGGAGCGACAGAATATGAATCCCTGGTTAAAAGTTTATCTACAATTAGTACACTTCTCGGTAAGCTTCCTACGGTGGAATGTAGACCGAATGGTGATAATAAGTTTGTAGAAGCTATGTGGGCTTTTAAAAACTATCTGGCCGGTTGTGATGAGAATGATTCATACGCTATTCCACAATCGACGCTTAATTTGAAGACAATAACCGCAATTGATAAATTAGTGTTTCCAGCCGAATTTAGCTGGACAATTGAAACCTTTAAAGCGGTTGTTACTAGCCTGATAGGATCAGGGAAACTAGTGCACATGAGAACTCACCAGATCAGCCCCGGTGCGGTACAAGATTTTTGTGAAGACGGTCTAATGTGGCTTAACGATACATACGGAGCCGATGGCTCTGATACGATGTGGTCAGCAACTTTAGACGAGTTGTTTGAGTACCTTTATATAAGGAAAAATGCAACAATTCTACGCACTGTAAATTCAGTAAAAGACAATGCAGCTGATTCATTCTCAGGTTCAAAAGTGATTTTCGATGTAGAAATTCCAAATCCTGAATTCTTTAAGTTTAAGGAAGCCTCACTACTAATTTCAGGCATTGACAATACCTACGATGTGCGGATTTATGCTGATTGTATTAAGCAGTCACAAGCGACTTCGGGAAGTGCATTGTTAATCAATGCTTCATTCAATTCAAATTTGGTTGTACTAGCAGAAAAATATGTCGCTATCGCTGAATCAAAAACGGCAAGCACTATTTTTCTTGATTACTATAATGATGCGATGTTTTTTGTAAATAAATTAAATACATCATTACAAACACCATTTTTGACAAGACTGAATGCTGCAAAGGCAACTGCAATTCCGGTTGCTTTGACGGTATTTACGCCTACGATTCCATCACAAGTTATTGTGAATCAAACATCTCAGATTTCAATTGCAACTACGCCTTCAAATGCTTCAAATCAGTCAGCAACTTATTCATCTTCTGATAATGAAGTGATTGAAATAAGTAAAGATGGACTTATTACAGCAAAAGCAATAGGCAGTGCAACAATCAGAGTCACTTCAAATGCAGATCATACCAAGTTTGTTGAGCAATCTGTAAATGTTGTTTCTGCTTCCAATGCGGTACTGGTAACGGCGATTGCCGTTACCGGCAATTCGTCTGGAAATATGGGAACTACAATCCAGTTAGCGGCATCCGTTACCCCTTCAAATGCGACAAATCAGTCAGTGGTGTGGAGTTCTTCTGATCCAGCAAAAGCAACGGTTAACAGCTCCGGGCTTGTCACTCTCATTGCGGCCGGATCGGTGACTATTACGGCAACTGCCAGCGATGGATCGGGAGTAACAGGTACTAAAGCACTGACTATAAATCAAGTGAATATTGCTGTTTCAGCTATTTCAGTTTCAGGAAATGCAACCGGTGCAGTAGGTGGAACAATACAGCTTGCTGCTTCAATAACCCCTTCAAATGCAACTAATAAAAACGTGGTGTGGAGCTCGTCGGATCCAGCAAAAGCGACTGTAAGCAGTTCCGGGCTTGTAACGTTGATTGCGCCTGGTTCAGTGACAATATCGGCAACAGCCAACGACGGTTCGGGAGTAACAGGCACGAAAGCAATAACGATAAGCGCATCAAACATAGCAGTTTCAGCTATTTCAGTTTCAGGTAATTCAGCTGGAACGGTTGGTGGTACAATCCAGTTAGCGGCCTCCATTACGCCTTCCAACGCGACAAATCAGTCAGTGGTGTGGAGTTCTTCTGATCCAGCAAAAGCAACGGTTAACAGCTCCGGGCTTGTAACGTTGATTGCGCCTGGTTCAGTGACAATATCGGCAACAGCCAACGACGGTTCGGGAGTAACAGGCACGAAAGCAATAACAGTAAATGCTGCAAGCGCAGCATCAAAAGTTGTTG